CAATTTTACTATCCAAAACATTAAACGTGAAGACATAACCAAGATACATAACTATATGACGGAGGCACTTGGACTGGAAGACTTAGAATAAATATTTTTTTAGCTCCACAATGGCTTTATAAACTAATTTATAAGGCTATTACATTATAATCGCCTTTGTGCTTGTGCCGGATTGCATTTAAACACAGCACAAGCCCGCACAATGCATTATATTAATAGGGTAAGATATTGCCTTATTGATACACAGAAGCGCACAGAGCAATTACGGAGGTCGTACTAATTGAGATTTATTGACAAAAACCAAACAGAAACCAACGTATTTCTATGGTAAAAAGTAACTACAAACCATTTTCTACAAACTATTCGGGCAAAAAATCTTTTGAGATTTCTACAACGCACAACTACGATAAGCACCAACGATTTACACCGAAAAGTTGATGAAAAAGTTTAACTGTTTGCTGTAACTATTTAAACAACAATTAACTACGAGACTAACTACTATGGACAAAAGCTTTTACACAAAATCAGGAGAATGGCTATCTTTTAGGATATGCCTCGCCATGCACAAGTTCTGGAGCAATCATTTCATGAAGCACCTTGGCTTCTCATTGCTCACATCTCAGAGAATACCAAATTACATTGACTATATATGCAATCCGTTTTTGGTAGAAATAACTGAGCGCTATTGTTACAAGTGTAGTGAAGAAAAAAACGAAAAAAAAATCGATAATTAATTTTCAATTCTTTATTTAAACCTTTAACCAGAAAAAAACGAAAAGGAAATCACTATGCCAAACTACAACCCTAAACCAATTCCAGCGAACAAGAGAGGGAAAAAGCCCACCCTAGAAGCTGGAAAAAAATCGAAAACAATTTCAGTTGTAGTTCCTAAATCTTTATATGAAGTTTATGAAAAACGAGGAAAATCTACATACATACGAAATTTAATATATATGGACAACAAAGAAACATGTACCGTTGATTCGCTGGTAAAAATGATTACGTTTGCGTCAAAAGAACTTAAAAAAATCTAATAAATTAGCCATTCTTAAGCTGATAATTTCCTGAATCAAACCGTCCTATCGATTTCCGGGAATAATTTATTCTTAAATCCATTAAATTACACCAAGTACCAACATTTTCAAATGTCCCGCGCTCAATATTCTCTTTTGCCTTTCTACATTTACGCTTTATTCTAAGTAATGTTTTTCGTATCACAACTTCTCCATAAAAAATTCTATTTTTTTCCTCATTTCAGGGGTTAATTTTCCCCCCCATACATTCATCCCATTTTTTATAAAATAAGTCGCCTCTTCTCTAAACCGCTCCTTTGTTTCTTTTTTGGTCGGGTAATATGTATAGCTCAAAGGGTCAAACCAATCAAACTCATCATACATTTTAATCCATTTTGGCTCAGGTGGTGGTTTAATTTCTTCACCGTTTTTAAGTTGAGCACACCATTCAGCATCTTTGTCTTTCATAATTTACACCCCCGACATCTCATTAAATATTTCTCTTTTATCATCCACTCCCGGCGTTTAATCCACCCAAAACAGGCCAAAATAGTCACCATTGCTATTATTCCAACAATTCCAACCGCCAGTCCTATCCAGGGGCCCCACTTGTATATCCAAAACCAGATATCATTCAGGATACGGGGAGTGTAGGCTATTATAATATCAATTATTTGCATGAATTATTTGTTTTCCATTAAACTTTCCATTTCTTCATCCCAATAACCGTCTTTTTTCATATCAACAACTATCGGTACTTGTGGTTGTAGATTTCTTTTCTTACATGCCCATTTCATAGCCCCCCATTGCTTATTGTCTTCATGTAATTCATAAAGCTCATGAAACTCACTTGGTTTTATCGGTTCTGCATCAGAACATGCCCACACAAAAACATCATTACAAACAGCAAAAACAACAGTAGTGGCTGGCTTTATAGTACCATCAAGACATACATATTTCCTGCTATTACAAAAAACCAACTCCTCATCTAATAAATAAGATAATAAGCCTTCTTTGTGCCACACTTTCTTACCCTCATACATAAAAGACAATACTCTCTCCTCTTTACCGTCCTCTGTGCGAGTGTTCAACGTGCATAGGTGATTCCGGAGAACAGTCCACGCCTCTTTTAATTTATCATCAAGGCTGTGAGAATGCTCCTCAAAATATGACATTGCTGTGTCTAATTCCATACTATCTATCCTTTCCAATCAATTAGCTCCATAAAATTCTCTCAATATTTTTTCAATTGTGCCCTTGTGGAGTATTCCACCGGCATGTTTTTTTAATATCACAGTTAAATTTTTCTCTGTGCGGGCGTTGCGTTCTTCTAACATCGTAAGAAGCGTATTAACATACTGTTCAGGTTCAGCAGCATCACAATGCCCTACAATTTTATTTATACGTAACTTTTGCAATTCCCATTCATCCCGTTGGTATTTTATAAATTCCATATATCTATCCTTTCTCCTCGTAGATATTACCTATTACTTCTCCATATTTTGCGTTTGAATAAAACGATGGATAACTATAACATCCACTTTCGGGACGCTTTTTAATAAGCCAACCGGAATGTTCAAAAACAATCTCACCCACAAAACTATCCCGCTGCCAAATATCACCCTCATATATTTCCTTACCGTTTTTATCCTTGAGGCCGGTGTGCTCTTCCCTTAACAATCTGCCAACACTAGACAAGGACTTTATCATCGGCGGCTCGCCCAATTCGCTGTGTAATATCTCTTCTGGATCGTCTATCAAATAATAAGCAAACCCATTATTGAAACAACAATTAAACAGTTCATACCCTAACACCTTTTTAGTATCATCATCGCGTACTCGAAATTTTATTCCTCTCATCCTAACACCTCCTAATTCGTCCTAATTTTAAGAAGAAAGCGGTACAGCTTCAACCTTTCCGCACCCTAGAGAATACACTCGCCTATGGTTGGGCTTGATTGGGCTGACCACTAACACGGTTTTCAAGTCATTTAACGGACGACAGTCTGCCTCTGCCTCTTTGCCGGGTTTGCATATTTTCCCGTACATATAGCTGTACCGCTTCCTCTCACAACCACTATTCCTTTTTTTTAATAATTACCATTATTTCATCGTTCTCACATTCAAAATTATCACAGCCTGTCTCTGTAGCAATAGCCCATACATTTTTAGCAATCCCCATTAGAGTGCATACCAATTCTCTTGTACGTTCATCGTATTGGTCAAATTGTGATATTTCCATCCCCTACCACCTTCTCCTGAATACATCTATAATACCTATTACCCCACCTATCCAATATATCATTTACCCCACCCTTCCAGCTTGTGGCCGATAATTAAACATAGGGCAGTTAATAAAAACATTGCCAGTATTAAATAAATAGCTATCATAAAGATTTTTCCTCAGATTTTTCTTGCATTTTCTCTATTATAATACTCTTTTTTGCGCTTTCTGTCTCAAAATTGTCACTACGCCGTTGGATTTCGTCTGCTAATAATACTAATTGCTCTATTTTTGTCCTGGTACGCTCTCCTACGCTTTCCGGCACAGTCTCAACACTGTCACATTCGTTTTTAATAGCCCTTTCAACAAATTCCCAGAATTTCATATTTAACCGCTTGGCTATAGCTATGCCTCGATTTTTAGTACCTTCCCGTACTCTTACGGTTAATGGCTCCCGGTTATCAGGCATCATTCGCCTTCTTTCGGGGGAAGAGGGAGAGGCATCCAATGAGTGACTTTCGGCATATCAAAAGCAAACCTACCACCAATTTCAACAATATTTTTATGATAATGCGCAGTATAAACCTGCCTATCAGACTCTGGTTCCTCTAAAAAAACAATACAACTTTCTTCGGGCAACCTCTCTTTAACGCTTATCCAGACAGTTACTTTACCTTTCATCAGAAACAGCCCTTTCCTTTAATTCATTCCATACCGGCACTAGCATTACTATTTTTGTTTCTGGATATGATTCACGTAAATATTTTTGTAGTGTATCAAATGTTTTTTTGGAATCACACCTAGCCACTCACCCCTCACCATCCGAATCAGTACATTTAACATTCCACTTAGTACATAAAAAATTATCGCAGTTCATTGTTTCAGCCTTTCTATATGTCTAATCTCGTTTGAGATAGTCTTTTCTCTGCCATCTTTATATATTCAGCGTTTAATTCAATGCCTACATAGTTTCGGTTAAGGTTTTTTGCTACCAGCGCAGTCGTGCCACTCCCCATGAACAAATCGAGTACCAAACCACCTTCAGGACTCCCTGCTAATATACAAGGTTTAATCAATTTCTCAGGGAATACAGCAAAATGAGCCTCTGGATATGGGTGTGTTGCTACTTCCCATACTGTGCGCTTGTTTCTTAAAATGTAGATAGTACCATCGGCGCCTTGGTTTCCTGAATGTCCTTTAAAATTAGAACCACCTCCACCATATTCAGGTACCCATTTTTTTCCTGGTTTGTTCGAGTGTGTATACTCAACGGTATTATTTTTTTTACCACCGAACTTATGTCCTGATTTGTCATTAGGCGCCGTTTCTGCTTTTTCTTTAATTGCATCCGCATCATAGTAATACTTCGGTGACCTGGTTAGCAGGAATATGTATTCATGTGATTTCGTTGGCCGGTCTGTCACTGATTCAGGCATGGGATTAGGCTTTGACCATATAATATCTGAGCGGAGATACCAGCCATCGGCTCGAAGTGCAAAAGCCACCATCCACGGAATACCACACAAATCTTTCGGTTTCATTCCTACAGGTGCTTTTTTAGGACCCAACAGCGATCCAAAATTGGTAGCTTGTTTTGCAGACTTCTCAGAAAAGGCACCACCGCGCCCACCTTGTGCATAACTATCCCCCATATTCAGCCACACCGTACCATCATGGCGCAACACTCTTTTAACTTCCTCAAATATCTCAACTAATTTAGAAATATATTCCTCCGGAGTTTGCTCGAGGCCCAACTGCCCGGATACCCCGTAATCTCTCAATCCCCAATAAGGCGGGGATGTAACAACTGTTTGTACCAAATTATCAGGAAATAACCGGAGGGCCTCGAGCACATCACCCGGAATAATTCTATTTATTAAGTCTATTTGCTGCATTTCAGCCTTTCTATCTGGGTATTTATCTTCGGTATTTGATTGTGCCCCTCTGGATATCCGCGTTTGCGTTCCTCATACAATTCTAATTTAGCACACAAGGGGTCTGTAAGCTCCTTCACGGTACTTTCGGCTTTTCTATACACTTCCGGTGTCACTAACCTATATTTCCCCGGTATTCCCGGCCCTCTGGGGTTTTCGTTTATTATAGGTTGTCCTGCCTGTTGCAACTTCCAAACAACATCCCCCACACGGTAACAATGCCACATATTTATAGCTTCCCTGGGCGTGATAGGCTTGCCGGATTGCAGCCATTCAAGCACTTTGTCTTTTTGGGATTTCATTTAATCCTCACCATCACTTTTCCATTCCTTTCATGATATTACCTAATAACCATAACGGTCTTCGTGTAATTGTTGTTCGTTATAATCCTTCCAAAACCGATTACATTCTTTTTTATAATCAAAAAGATAGCTAGGATGTATTCCCTTTTGCCTAATAGTAGCAAATATACACATCGGACAACCTTCTGTTTTTTCTCTTAAAATTTTCATAGCACCTTCTAGTGCTTCGATGTTTTCACAACTTTCTGTTATACCATACTCATCTTCTTTGCGCTTAATATCTGGCTCAGGCAATATAGACAATAATTCACTTAGTGGATATTGTTCGTTATCATACAAGGCACACATCCTGCACTTTCTGCCAGGGTTCATAGTACAATGCTTTTCGTGCTTTGTCATGTGAGCTGCACTTAGTCCCTTTTTCCCACAAAAATCACAGATATATTGTTTAACCATCCTATTTTTCATAACACATCCTTTAAAATATTACCTAATCCTTCCGGTGCCGCTTTCCTGTCTACTTTTTTCTTTGGCTCCAGTGCTATTTTGTTTATTACACTGTCTATCCATGATTGAACTGCTTTCGGGTTGTCGTATTCATCCCTGCAAGGCAGGCGTATATAGCCCCCCATAATATTATTGAATCCTTTAACTATCCACTTAACAGGGTCTTTTGCCTCTTTCGCCCGGTAGAACACCCTCTTGGCTTCATCGTGGCTACCCCCACACCTTCCAACCACCATCCAATAAAAAGAATAGGTTATCTTTGTACCGCTTGGATAGGTGAAATAGGTGTTACTCATCAATGTTAATATCCCAATTAAATTGCACGCCTATCTCATTCAATAATACCCTTGCTTGTTGCTCAGTAATTCTAGTGTCTAATGTAAGGGCTTCAATACCATGAGATGTAATTTTTACTGAAACAACATCAAAACACAAATATTCCTTTGAAGCACTCATCCTATTCCCCCTTTGGTTTGCGGTATACTAAAACAAAACAACCCTCTCTACAACCGCACCCTAAACGCCTGTATTTCATAACACGCTCCCTTTTTGTACCACATATTTTACACCACCACTTATCACCATAGACCGTATCAACAAGTATCCATTTATGCTTGTGCTTTTTCATCGGGCCCTCACCTTACACTCTTTTAATAGAGCTTTCATCCAGTCTATTATGGTTTGATGGTCGATTTCGTTTTTTCCTTCAAACGCCCATTTATCGTAGGGTATCCCATCACAAAACAATATTCCGGTTTTTATATTAATAGGGCAACTTTTACAGTCGTTGTCCCAATACAATTGGCACAAATAGCATTCTAATCTACCGTGATTAGGAATTTCACCCGTTCCATACTTCTCATGCTCTGTCTCCCAATACCGGATAGTACTCTTTAATGCGTTGTATTGTCTCTGGGATACTTGCATGATTTACTCCGTTTGTTTTAATTGGCTTTCGTATGGCAATAATGATTCTTCTATTATCTCAATTTCTTGTTGGATTATTTTTATTTTCTCATGGAATTCATTTATTGTCTGTATTTTATCTAAATTTTCAGGACAATCTTTTTTGGTTTTTGTTATTTCTTCTTTGCTTCTGCTTTTGTTATTATAAATTACCCAACAATAAATTATCTCTTCTCCCTTCCAATTTTCTCCTGTTATTTCTGATGTTAGTTCTGCTTTTATGTATTCATGACCACCCGATTTATATTTACCAACCAACACAGGAACTCTTTTGAATTTTGGTTTTAGAAGTTTATTAATATATTCTTTTACTTTAGTTAAGGATTTATTAGAATAAGAGCTGTCACCAATTTTTGCTTGAAATTCTTCTCCAAATTCACTATATTCAATCTCAAAACCTTTATATTCTTCTTTCATAACCTACTCCACTGAATAAGATTTAATGAAAAAATGTATCTTCTTTAATTCTTCTATCGGTGCCTGTGAAAGTGCATCCCAATTCTCATAATCAAAATTAAACTTCTCATTTATCACAGGTAACATCTTTTTCCAACCGTCATTTATTGCTGAAACTATAGGACGCATTTCATTTAAAAGTTCTTCTGAATTTAAACCGCCGCCAGGCGAATCTTTTTTCTCTTGTTCTTTATCTTGTTCTACTTCTATATCTACAATCTTATCAGCACCTTTTTGGTTCCTTTTTGTTATATATATCAATGCATTAGGTATAGTGGTTTCGTAAACTATTCCGAAAGGTTTCTGAAACGTTTCGGAAACTATTCCCAATATATTCCGGAACGTTTCCAAAATGTTTGGCAATCTACGCCGATTAGTTTTCAATACTTTTAACATGGTGCTTTCGTTTATACTGATAGTTGTTTTAAATTTTTCACTGTTCATTTGACTGAAATAAAAGTGCTCCTGTAATAGCCAAAATTTACCATATAAATCACACCCGTTTTTCTGTACTAATAAAGTTGACAATCCATCTTTCGCACTTGCATTCATATCATGCTGAAACCAAGTCTTTGCCATAGCATCTCAGTATAATATAGCGACCAGCCCACTAGACACGGAAATGAAAGTGGTAGGATACAAGCGCATCCGTCCTGCTGGTCGCAAATTATGTAATAAAATTTTCAAGGTGATTCCGTGTCATACCTATAATATAAGCTATTACAAGAAATAATGTTGATTTATTTATTATTGTTTGTCTGGCTTGCTTTTACCAATAAATGTGCAAGAAAATTCAAACACCACGCCTGCCCCCATGTGATAGTTTTAAACTCGAACAGATAGGGCATTACATAATTCCAACACCACATAATAGGAAACGCAAGAATCAATCCAAATCCCGCTGCCATAACAATTATACCTATAACTGCGAATACTGCAATTGCTATTTCGTTCACAAAACTTCCTTTCGTTTAAATAGGTAAAAAATTTCTTATCATTTCGTTTTGGTCTTCGAGGCGGTTCTTTATTCTACCCTCACAGTTAATCTCAGGGCAATGCTGACAGGTTTCTATTGTAGGCTCCTCATTGTTACATTTCCCGGTACGGTCTATTTGGCGTGCTTCTTCTATGCTTGTGCTCATGTTTTCATCCTTTCTGCTTCGTTTATAAATTCATCTATTATTTGCATAGTGTCTTCGGGGGTACGGCTTATCTGTACTGCCAAATCTTTGCTCCAATGCTTCTGCTTACCGTGAAGCTTGCCCGTCTTCGTTTTCAGTTCCAGTGCAAGACACAAGTTATATTTATCATTTATCGGAATAATACAAATATTATCCGGAATCCCCCCGAAGATAAATCGAAACCATTTTTTGACGTACTCACTTGCCTTATATGCTAACCACCGCCAAATTGCATCCGGTATCCGTATATAACGTATTCGCTTCAATTCTAAGTAGTCATTAGCCTGTTTCTGTAAAGCATCTTCTTTAATGGCTGGTGTACCATTCCTGCGTTTGTGCCGGTATGCTAACTGTTTTGATTTTGGTATGCTATTCATTGTGCGTTCCTATTTTGTTTTTAATTTCATTCAATATCATTAGGATTAACGAACATAGGGCCATTATAAAATATTCGTGATTTTGAAATTTGTTTATAATATAAACTCCCAACCATGCTATAGTAGAAATTCCCCACACTATCTGTATTGCCTCCACGTTATTCTCCTTTGAAATTAAAAATCTATAATTAATCTCGCGCTCAAAGCTTAGATGGGATTGTATTCCAACGTTCCAGAAACGGTTATCGTTCCGGACTATAATTTATACACCGTCTGATATCAGACAAATCTTTATTATCACAATTGTTGTTTCCAAAATCGTCACAGTAATTATCACAACTCATATTATCACACGGTATTGGAACCTCAGAGCTTTTGGAGGCATTGTTTAAAAAATCCTCAACCCCTCGCAACTCAGCTATTGCGGCTTTCTCAGCCATCGCTTTCGGAACATTCCCCGCCAACTCTTCAGAGGCAAGAATAGACTCCGCTGACTGTATCCGCATTCGCAAATATTCCCATATTGACATTAATGCCTCCTCATAATAATTGTTTTAATGATGGAGTTTTCGACAACGTTCGGCAAATTAGTGCTGTTGCGCCCACCAGATATCAAACCCCTCTGCGGTATTTTTACCCTTTTGTTCCGGGCCATACCACCATGTTGCAAAATTGATAGCCTGTTCTTTACTTACTGCAATTGTAGCCTTTGTCGTGTTAGGAGTTGTGGAGCGCAATGCTACCATAGATTCAGGAGGTCGGATCATCTCGGCTTTTACACAGGCAAACATCGCAGCCTCTCGCATTTCCGATGGAGTATATTGATAATCAAATATCATTTTAACCATCATGTCAACTAATGCATGAAACTCTGCATCATTCATATACCGCGCTTCAACTGATTTCACTTAGACCTCCTTATAATAATCGTTCATAAACGGAATTTCTCCCAACGTGTTCGCAAAGGGCAGAAGTTGGCTCCATCAATTTTTGCCTTTGCGCGTTGTAAGATGTATTCACGCTTCCTCTGATAGAGGGTTTCCCCTCCATGTCTGATTGTCTGCTATCATCATAATAATGTTAGCGGCATCAGCGGCTTCCTTTAAAATTCGGCGTTCCCTTTGAGGTGTATTTTTACCATCACAGACCTGCCGAAACTCGCTAATTTCCTCTAATAATTTTGACCAAAGAAAATCATCCTCTTCATCAAGCCACCCACCTTTATAATCGTTTGCTGCAAGTTGTCTTTCCATCGCATCAGCAAATTGTTGAACACAGTAACGTTGTTTTTTAGCCATTAAAACCCTCCTATAATTCTCAAAAGTGAATATTTCTTACAATGCGTTCACATTGGCTGTCGTTTTCAGGGTACTTTCCTGAAAATGATAGCCTGTGAGAGTTGTGAGATGTCCCGCTCTGTGGACATTCACGACTCGAAATGATGTGAACGCATTGTAAGAAATCAGTGAACGGATGTGAACACTCCAACACTTACGCTATTCACGGTGACCTTCATTCATCTGCTCGGCGACTGCTTCATTAAATGGATTAACTCCCGGTTCACGATTTTCGTATGTCCAATTTGGTTCGATATCAGCCCATGACATAGTATTGTTTCCAGTGACATGCAATTTAAAAAATGGGCGTTCGGTTGGCATCTCAGGATGGTTAAAACTGAGAAGTGTTTTTTCGACTGCTTCAGCAATCTGTTTTTTCTGGGCAACTGAAAACATTTTTATTCCTTTGTTAATGTTAAGCCGAGCCTATAATAATGTCACTCCCAAGTGTTGGGCATTTGAGACAACGTTTACAAATGTGTATCGTTGCGCTATTGTTTCCACCAATTACCACAACTACGACAATGATTTCGTTTATTTGGTTGATCAGCAATATCATCACTATTACATTCCGGACAAAGCAATGATTCACTTTGTTTGTTGTCGGATTTCTCGGCTGATTCCGCTTTTAAAGGAGCTGGTTGCCAATCAACACCATCAAAGGTTTCGCCATCCTGTTTAACTATTGGACACAGCCCCGGTTTAAGATTGTCTGGCGTGGAACTATCAAAATAACATGGCTCATTGTTACAATAATTACATTTATATCTCATAACGTTAAGCTCCTTTTATAATATGGTTCAGCCGATATTTTCGACAATGCGTTCACATTGTAAGAAATCAGTGAATGGTAATGAACGGCGCTCTGTATTCTAATCACGGGGCTCTACCTCTTGAGAATTGCGATTTTCAAGATAGTTTAACAATTCATCTTTGGTTAATATCAAACTACCTAAGTGACAATCAATTGTTATAGATTCTATCTCATGCAAATAATAAACACCAGCTTTACATGTTACCTGTACTCCTCTTAATTCACGCTTCATAGCAATTCTCCTATAATTCGTACGCGGCTTAACCTGACCGCGTGATTGCCGGACTACGTTGACAAATGTGTATCGTTGCGCTACTACCGACATAATTTTTGATGGATTGAATCAAGGTGTTTTTGACAATACCCACCAACTAACGGGGCACCACAACCGCTGACCCCACAAAGCAATGATTCACTTTGTTTGTTGTCAATTGAAAATTTTGATTCAACCATTTCGCGCGCCTCGTTTCGATAAGCAGACGCATGTTTGTGCATGATAGAATCAACTAATAATAAAACATCTTCTTTATTCATAGCGCTATAACCTCCAGTGAAAAATTTATTGTTGACAACGTTGACAAACGGTTTTAGTCTGCAAGATTAGAACCTTTGTTTGTTGTGAATTGTAGGAGACTGCCTCAATATTACAAATGGTTTTTTTACAGCATGTTTAACCCTAGCTATCAGGTAAACCATCGGTGCCATTCCCCATCAGCCAAATGGAAACATGAAAACCTATAATAAAAAAGCAGTCTCCTATTGTTCACAACGTTCCAGAAATGGTTGCTGTTGTGGGCGACTACCGGCACTCGATATCGCTGCATGTCCTTGACCGCCTACCAAGCGTGACATCCGATAGCCCCCGCAATGGCAACCTTTCTGTGTTGTGTGATGATTCTTGCGACTCCGTAGTGTTAAGTGAACGGATTATAATTCTTCAAATTCATCCAAATCAGATTTAGGTAACTCAACAATTTGATACCCATTTGCATAATAACGAAACAGAAGAGTATTGACACACACTAACATTTCGCCTGATACGCCAGACACCTTATGTTTGCAATACATAATTACCTCCAGTGAACGATTTATAAAATAAAAGAGCAATAATTTTTACACAATGCGTTCACATTGGCTGTCGTTTTCAGGGTTTCTTCCTGAAAATGATAGCCTGTGAGAGTTGTGAGATGTCCCGCTCTGTGGACATTCACGACTCGAAATGATGTGAACGCATTGTAAGAAATCAGTGAATGAAAATGAACGGCGCTATGTACGCTATTCACGGTGAGCTACCTTTTCTTTAGAGGAAACACATCTAACTTTACATTTTCTATATGAGCTGCAACGAGCCCAATTAGAACAACTTAAACCATTGCCAAACTTCATCCATTGGTGGTTTCTATAATGTGTACAATCATATACTTTACAGATATGGGCCCCGCTACATCTAACAATTCTCACTGTGTTTCCTCCTATAATATTCTCACTCTCAACAGAGCGCGATTTCTTACAACGTATGACAAACGGTTATTGTTGCGCTATTTTATCCAAGATACCATTTACTTCATCAGCATGCACACCGATACCAACTATATGATGAGAACGGCGAAACCGACTTATATCGGAAAGCAATTGTAAACTTTGTTTGTTGTGCGAAGGTTTTAACGACTCCTCTAATTCTTTGCGAATGGATTCTAGCATATCGCTGACCTCCACCATATTACCATTACCGCCAACTTCAACAGCCTCTACACCATACTCATCCATCATACCCGAAATTATACTAAATGCTTTTAATGCGTCCATGAGCAACTCCAATTTAAAAGAGTTAAAAATTTTGACACAACGGGGTTGCATTGCCAGATGTGGCAGAGGTGATTTCCCTCTGACATTTCTGGCTGCGAATGTTGGGTATTGTCCCAGCTAAGCGTTCATCAACATTCGATTTAATGCAACCCCGTTGGGATACCAAGTGTACTTCAGTACACGTTCCCATCTGTATACTAATCATTGTGCGTTCCATTATCTTAATTTTTTAATTTCCCATCCATTATTTCATGAACTACGTCTCTTAATGTCGCGTCAGGATTTTCTTTGGCAACCCTTACCCCTACTAGATAGAAAAATATTATCGCCCAAATTATTAAGACTGCTAAAAACGTTTTCACAAAGACCTCCTTTAAAAAGGAAATTAAAAAATTCTATAATTAATCTCGCACTCACAGCTTAGATGGGATTGTATCCCAACTATACAAAGGTTGCACCTCTATTTTGTATACATTTTCTTTATCTTCTTATTTTTCAATGGTTTAATTTTGCCGTTTACTACCTGGGGGAGAGAACTGTAAAATTCCCTTTGCAGTTGTAATTTTACTTCTTTTTTCAACCTTCTGATAAATTTTGCAAATGATTTTATATTTAATTTCATCATGCATTTTTGCACCCACTCCATATCATCAGCATAGATTCTCTGTGTTGTTGTTTTCATGCTAAATTTGTTCCGGCAACTTTGTTTTATAGTGTTCGATTATTTGTTCCATTTTATTACGGTAAAAAGTATTGAAATCATCTGAATTATCACCGGATTCTTTTAAGGTATTCCACCATACAAAAAGAACATCATGCAATCTTTTTGATTGTGTTTTCCCCTCTCCCCTTGCCGGTTCCTTTGGAATATCGCTATCTTGAATCTCATTTTCAGCAAACAGCAGCCACCCCACTTGTTTTTTAAAGCTATGTATGTCCTTTACAGTATCACCATTAACCTCAAGGGTGGTCGTAAAAGTTAAGCCCATTGAGCCATCAGCGCGGCTTGTGTAACGGTCAAAAGATACTTCTAGTTGTAATGCTCTCATTAGAATGGCAACTCCAATTTTTCCGCGACATCACGACTTACTTTATATACCTTCCGAATATCGCTTAATGTTTTTTCGTTTTTACCGATAGCTTCTCTCGCTTTTGCAAATGCTGGCATTTCTTCATTTAGCCAAGGCATGTCTTTTTTTGGTGGCTTATCGTCTTCCTTTTGTTCTCTGTTGTCTGTTGTGTCTGCATCCCTGCTATCATCAATAGCAAACAATCCATTAAGAGAATATTTTCTTGCATAGCTTGATGCGCTACCTGTTATTTGTGCAGCGTCCATTCCTTTTTTGGTTTCAGATTCTCTGGCATAGGCTGTATTTGAAATGTCTCCACCTTGATTTATGCAGCTAATGGTTGATGTCGCTTTAATGTAATACCTATCACCAAATTGTATCATTTCATCAGATTGAACAATAGTTGTATCCTGTTCAAGTAAGAGTGGTTTAAGAGCATTTAAAATATCCTCGTTGCTCCGATAGTCATAGTGTCCGAAATCATTATGTTGTCCCTTTGGTGCATTCAGCTTGCTTTGTATAGTCATTAGCTTTTTGCTTATATTATGCGCCCCTTCCATTATAGCCCCTTGTAAAAATAACAAAAACTATTACAACTGCAATAATCTTCACACCTACGATTTACACCTGGGCGATCTTCCAAATAAAATTTACCGCCCGTGCATGATTCTTTATGTTTAATTGCATCTTCTCTTTCTGATTCTGCAAACAATTTCACCGCACTTTTCCGGCCCTCTTTCATTACAGCAACTTTCCCTTCTTGATACCATCTTTCCTCTGGAAAACATGCGGGTATTTCGTTGTCAGATAATTTAAAACATGCTTTATATAAACCAATACGCTCATTGATATAGTCAATTATTTTTTCATTTTCAACTAATGGAATGTTAATAGTTTGTATAGGTATTTGAGGATAATTGTCTTGTCCGGCTTTGCTATTCATAAAGTCCCGTAAAATCATGATAATTCTACCGCTATCTACCGGAAACCCAAGCAATTTCAATGCGAGTGCATTAATATTAATTTGATTATGGTGTTCTGGCTTTCCTTTTGGTGAATATATATATGACCACACTGATGTAACTTTATAATCCTCTATTGACTCATTAATGTAATTATCAAATTTGCCAGAAACATACCACTTCTCTGAATCATACCATTTTGTCTCGATAACCTTTTCACCTATATTCAGAGTATAAACGTCTAAGCTCTGCACATCCAAGAACCACCGCTCCTCAGATAACTGTTCGGACTTATCTTGATTACTCATATTAAGAACGTGATGAATTGAACTGCCAAATAATTTCCACACAGAATCAGATACATCAACTTCAATTTCATCAAAATGTCTCTTCGTGAGTATCTTGGGAAGTTGTGCATCTATTAACGTCGTAACAGATACAATGTTGTTGGGTGAATCAGACAAATCATAATCATCACCCCTTAAGGCACTGGCAATAGATTCTGGCAAATTATGAATATTTGTATATTTCACAAAAACTCCTTTTGTTTATAGTAATTCACTCTTTTTGCACTGGCAAACTGATTCTGTCCGGCACAATCCACACTCAGGACAAATGTGTCCCATTATTACATGGGTATCACCATCAGTGTCGTTATACCAGAAATAAATTTTGTCTTCATGTTCGGTATAAGAATTTTCCCAACTTCCGGCTTTAGGCAACCATGTAATATTAAAACCATGCCGCTCATACGCCTGCGCTTGCATTGCTTCTTTGAGGTTGTTAACAGTGTGCTCTCTTTCTTCTTCTACTGTGTGGGTTTCCATAATGGGGATTCTCCTGATAGGGTTAGGAACTAAGAATGTCTTGAATATACTGCAATTTGTTTTCATCGGTATAGCGCCGGGGCATTGCTTCTTTTATCTGGCGTATTTGACGATATGCCTTAAGCGCCATACCTATAACGGTTTCCTGTGTCCACACAAACGGACTTCCAGACGAATTTTTCTGTATTTCCGAATTAACAAATACCCTGTCTGTCTTTTTGCATCTCATTACTATATTTGGCATAGCTCCACCTTTGTTTGTATACAATTAATAATACATCATGTACACAAGATTGTCAACACTTATTTTAAAAATAGTGAAAAAAGTTTCAGGTAGGATATAGATATAAATGTATTTATTCTATATTATGCAGTTTCTAATACTTCGATTCTTTTGAGTAATTCTTTTATCAGTACAAGGTTATGCATTCCTAGTTTACCCACCATATACCCAGTAATATTACCGTCCTTGTCACGGTCAATAGCTGATTCGGGAAATCCTTCATCTAGTGCAAAACCCATAATTTCTTTAGTGGGGTCTAGTTTCGCTGTCATTTTTCTGGGACGCATTAATTTAACCGTACTAACCATGCTATCCATTTCTACCGGGGTTATATCGTCTATTGTCTCTTTTTGTGCTACTGTACATGAAGCATCTACCCATGAACCGCCAGCAGCAGACGTTGAATAGTTTCCGGCAATATCTCTAAAATGATGATTGTTTGTACCTGCATTTTCTGCCCTGGCAAATACACCATAGTTATTTGTTCCTCCACCACCACTTGCTTGCCCCAAAAGGCCATAGTTATCGGTGCAATCTCCTAATGTATATCCATGTACAGCAGCACTTATCGTTACGTTTGTATCTTCAACAACAGAATATAATTTGACAGTTGCCGATGGTGTTGTGTTAATGCTAACATTTCCAGTACCTAAATCCATTGCTATAATGTTGTCTTTACGAACATCGAAGTCATCCTCTAATGATCTAAAGTTACAAGTACCACCAGTTTGATATAGGCTCATAATTTTATCATCAGCACCACTATTCATGTCATTCAACAATATTTGTGCCCCTATATCACCATCTAAAATAAGTGTGGCAAAATCTCCCTCACCAGCACTATCAGTAACAATATGCAGCCCTGCCGATGTGGATAAGTTAGAACCTGCTTCTGCCACATCATCAAAGGGCGTTCCGGTTCCCATGCCGCTTTTGTAGTCTTCTATGAATAAAGCATTGTTTTGATTTGCAGTTCTAAATCTATAGACCATTGTATCGTTAGTTTCATTAAATGCAATACTAATGCCTTCGTTAATACTAATTAATTGATTTTTGATACTGAGGTTATCATTTAATGTTTCTATTTTTAGTTTCTGAGTACCACCCGATATTACTATAAGGTTGTCGTCTGCGCCGGCATTGTTGTCAGCAAACACAATCCTACCAGCAGGTGTAACCGTCCATGAGCCATTAGAGGGTACACTTAGTCCCTCAAGCACCAAATTACTTATATTGCCATCCGTTTTTACATGTACCCCTGTACCCGTTAAATCCGTGTCTCCTGTCCCCACATCATCAAGAGGAGTAGCTGTTCCAAAACCAAAATCAACCAATGCACTATAAACCTTATCATCTTCAAACACCATAGCAACAGTGCCAGCAGCAGCAATACTTATTTTGTCATTTTCAAATCTTATATAATCATCAGTACCAGCCGTTCTTTTAATATACTCCGCAGCTAGAAAGTCTCCATGAGCTTCTACATCGTCAAATTCAGCACTCATATAGGTTATAGCTGCACCGTTCCAATAGTACTGACTTGCTACATAATACAGCTTAGTATCATCATCGTTGTTGTAAACAAATTCTTCGTTCTGGTCGGTAAGAATAGCTATTTGTGCAAGGTCTAAATTAGCCCTCACATTAGCTTGTGTGTCTTTTATGCGGGTTATATGTCGATCTTCGCTCGCCACAATATTTTTCCTAACTGTCCTCTATTTATCAACAGCTCCATCAAAAACAGAAAGCTGTTTTAAACATTCGTATGCAACATCTATTATCGGTTTCTTTGATAAATCTTCAATCATTTTTTTCATAGTCTTCTGTGCAAGTTCAGCCGTTTTCTTAGCGATTACCCGTTGCCTTATTACTTCTGTGATTTCATCTTTTTGCTTCGAAGAAGCCTTTAATTCATTTTCTTCTTCAAATTTCTTAATATGTTTATCAGCTTCCTTTTTAACACTTGATAAGGAAGTTTCGGCTTGTACCTTTTTAGCCAAAACACTGACAAAAGTTTTTTCGTTTATAGTAAACTCTTGAGCAATAACCTTTAAGTCAGCAGAACCTTTCGTGTACGTTTCGTAGTCTTTGTATACCTGTGTTCTGACAATCAGCCGTTCTTTTGTCCGGTTGTACTCCACGCTCTCAATTCTATGATAATTGTCACTGAAAAACAATTCTTTAATTAAACCCATTTTCCATCTCCTTTTTTAGTCCATACTTATAATATAAGTCAAGATTGACTTTTCCATTATAATTTAAATCATACCATTCTTTTTGAATGGCTTTTAGCCCTTTCCGTACCTCAATTTCAACTTTATCTATGTCCGGCCTTCCCTTATGAAGCTCTCTATAGCCCTTTCCTCCGCATATCACACCTTCAACAAAGTTAGGACGCGCAACTCTTCCATGAATTGTATAGATTCTATCCCCTGAAAAAGTATACCAATATCCATTCTCATCAATAGGGTATGTCCGGTTTCGAAAATATGTTTGATGCACCTGGGCCATAGTTTCCATAGGAAACATTATCATTTTATCATTCATCGCACAGTACATAGTTGCAAGATTCCAGCATGTTATATCGCCAATCCCCTTAACGCCACCATGCTTAATCTGAGTGCCCCCAGAGGCTATTTTACAGTATGCTTCGAATACCGGCCTCCACTTATGCATGTCCATAATCGCCGGTGTATTACAGACAAATTGAAACATCTTACCACCGCGAGGAATTAATAATTCTTTGTCGTTGAATTTATAGGCACCACTCGACCACTTGAACCTTTCATTACATCCTATACAATAATCAGTGCCTTTTATGAGATTAAACAAGTCTATAAACTGTTCAGATACTACAAACATGTCACAGTCTAATAGGCACACCGCTTCATATTCAAGGGCAAGCTGTATCATTTTCTTGTACCGAGTGCGTTTAACAAATTCGATTTCTTTCATCTTTGGGTTTAATTCAGGGAAATCAGAACGTACCATTTTCATAGGGTAAACAGTAAAGCTATACGCCTGTTTGATAATATCAATGTATTCAGGACAAAAGCCCTCTGTGTAGAACACATATACCGTTAGATTACAATGCTCATATAATTTCCGCTTCTCAATTGAGTTAAGAAGTGGGTTTAAGTAAGCTATGTAATTCGGTGTCGCTGCTACAAATATGGCGTAGTTATGCACCTCCCACAATCCCCTTTCCCCAATCAGTGTTTTTCCAAAGCCTTTTGTACCCATGATAGACATATAAATCCTGCATGAGATATAACTTATACCCCAACTCTAAAAGTCTATCATTGTAATAATTGTCCCAGCCAATAAATTTATCATCCGGCAACCCACATTTTTCTTTAACATCCATATAAACTTTTTTGCGAGTGAGAATAAAAAAACCTGACAGCTTCCAACGTTTTGCATCCATGGTTATATCTTCAATTTTGCCTTTGTTGTTCTTATAAAGCTCTTCGGCAAGCGCAAAGTGCATATCCATTGTACGGCTATCATAATCTTTATTATATCTGTAATCACCATTCTCAATGCTGTAATCGGCCTTCTGAAGCGGGCAACCAATCTTATTCGTCACGCATGTAATCCACCCCGCATCTTCGCCAACTTCATTAATAGCTCTCTGGCATATCTGATACCAATACGGATTAAGCGAAACCAACACATCATGGTCAAGGATTAAAACCCAATCCCCAACAGTTTCCATTGCACGATTAACAGCATATCCCAACCGCTTCCCCGGCTCAAACGGTATTTTTACATCGATGAAATTCTCCACCCGTCATCAACCTTTCTCCTTTATGTTTCAATGCCTTTATTAATAACCTTAAACAGTCCGGACTCCATGAATGGCTGTTGATTGCATAGCTTATATGGTGTCCGTGATAAAAATTATTTTCAGAATTTACCGCAGATTCAAGCATAGTTTTACAGCTCAAAACAGTGCTTCTTATATGATACTTTTCTTCATGGTGAGAATGCCTTGTGGCTACCGTTGCCCTTGCGTAAGTATGATACTCCTTAACTATATCAATCACCGAATTGGTATACATTCCCCAGGGATATGCAAGGCCTTTACCTGTAAATCCATTAGCTCTGAGAAGGTCAATGTTTTCCTCAAGCTCCAATCTTATCTCTCTTGCCGTAAGCATTGGCAATCTCTTGTGGTTCATTCCATGACTAGAAACTTCCCATCCTGCACCCTGCATTTCTTTTAATTCCTTAATAGCTAACAAGTCAAGGTTTGCCCCATTTACAAACACCGTTCCAGGAACTCTATATTTTTTAAATATAGGAAACGCTATACAGTATACAGAATTATGGAAATCATCAAAAGTAATGCATTTCATGTTTTTTTATCCAATCAGGAATGTCTTCATACTTACCCATACCATTATGCCCGGTTTCCCAAAACTTTTCCAAACCATCCTTAGTTTTCAAGAAATTCTGCCACCCCTTGCGTGTCATCTGAGACTTTTTGTCCATTGTGATATTCATTCTTTCAAGATTTCTCTTTAATGCCAAATCAATATCAAGCTTATGGAGGTGTGCAAGTACAATATCTTTGTCAATAATGGAATGGTTTTTGCATAGATGAAACCCTATATCCCACCTTACCGGGACTCTTGCTATCAGAGACTTACAGAATCTTGTATTACTATACCACCGTTTTCTTTGGCTTAATAAAGGGTTTTCGAGGTTTATTTCAGGCTCTTTGTCAATTTTCTTTTTCTTGTTACCAAGGATTTGTTTAACATCATATCCATCACACCGGACAATATTTTTATCACAATATTTTATATATTTAAAAAGTTCATTATGTCGGTGGAAAATTAATTCATCAGCTTCAGCAAATACTACATAATCATATCGTTCCAACAATTTCTTTTGAAATTCTTTAACAGTTTCAAGCATCCACCTTGCATTATGAGCCGTTTTAGACGTTTTAAATATAACGGGACAGCCCACATTGTCGGTACTACCATCAGTCGTTCCATTGTCTATAATGTATATATCTGCCTGCTCTAAAACTCCACAGTAATGTCTCAACCATATAGGGAGAAAATATTTTTCGTTTCTAACTATTGTGAATATTGCTACGTTCATTTTTGCCTTTCAAGCACAAATACACAATTTCCAGTTAGATGATACGACCAATTATCTTTCAGCCCCGGTATATGATATTGGCTGTCAGTAACTTCCCATCCGTATCTTGAAAATGCACTTGTCCACCACGATTCACTTTCTGCTATTTGGTGGGATACTTCCACATGATATTCAGGTATTCTATAAACCCCATTATCACCCATAGGAACAACACACATTATTACAGGAGCTACTTTTGCAATATTATCGAGTACTTCGGGTAACTGGTCTTTTGTAAGGTGCTCTAATACGTCTTTTATGACAACATGAGTATATTTCCGGCCTTCCCATGAGCTATCTTCTGTGCAATTCCAACAATAGGCAGGAGCAAATTCAAGTGCATAAGAGGAAATATCACATCCATCAGCAGGTATATCCAAAAACCTGAAAGCTGTAGCCAAATAACCTTTAGCACATCCAAAATCTAATATATGATTTGATTCATCTAAACCAAGATGGTCCACAAATGCAAATGCTTCTTTAAAAGAACGCCTTGGCATCCAATGGTAATTTTCCAACCAACCCTTCCCGGATTGTTTGCCGCGCTCAAAATAATCAGCATCGTAAAAATCACCTGTGTATCGTTTAGACAAAATCCACATCCTCAATTTCGGTAAATAATTCATGTACAAAATCATTAATCTCTTTGCCACAATTACAGAATGAACACCGAAAACCTAAATCATGTGCACCACTGGAAAGCCACTTTTCAAGCTCACTTATATGGCATAGCTTAAACTTATCAGGGATATACCCTTCTGATTCTTCTGACAACTCTACAGCCGGACAGGGTAGAAAATTTCCCCGCCAATCAATCGCCGCCCTTATCCATGCCATGTAACAGCCTTTTGGCTCTCCCGGCTCTTTGTGTGACATAAAGAACGGATCACCATATTCGCTTACTTTAAGAGCAACCCCGTTTTCGCTTTCTGTCCCAGACGGTCGGGATATTGCTATTCGGGTTATAAGATTGTGTGTTTTTGAATATTCATGCAATTCATCTAACATATCAAAAATACTACTATAAAGTTTCCTTGGAATTATATGAGAAAGCGACACCCGCGTATGCTTCTTTATCCGTTCAATATCAATACCCTCTATCTGCTTCATTGAAACAACGCTTATTCTTATCCACTCAAAATATATAAGAAGTGTCTCTCTGAGATTATTGAGTTCCAGCCCGTTAGTGATAAGAGACATTTTAATATTCTGACTGAATACATACTTAACCGCTTCTTCAAAATGTTGCCACAGCAAAGGCTCTCCCCCGCCAGACCATTCAATTGCTTTAGTTCCATGACCAGCTAAAAAATCCACAGCCTTTTTAAATTGCTCAATATCAAGCTCCTCATCCCCGGTTTCGTTCCTACATAAACAATACGAGCATTTTAACTGACACTTCAGGGTGGGCCATACAGACACATGAATAGGCGCTATATATGAACATCCTTCCCGCATATCATCCAAATGCTCAAAATGATGAATTAACTTATGCACTCCCGGCTCAAACTGTTTCACGATAAGCCCCGAACACTGCTTCTTTAGCAGATTGTCCTGAAGGTGTACGCCAATCCCCGTACAGGGTAGTTAAATATCTATCAACATCATGCGGTGCTGGATAGAGATTGTTTTTGTATTCAACATAAGTATAAGGCGGTTCAAATCGAGGCTTTAGCCATACGTCCAATAAAATATTATTTTTCATGAAATGCTGACTACCACCCCGCCTTCCAAGCCGAAAACCACGTTCTTTTAATGCTTTAATTGTTTGCTCTAAATCCTTGACATTAATACAAATATCAATATCGTTGTCGCCTTTAATATATTTGCTATCCCGGTAAAGACCAAGACACGTCCCACACACAAGAACGTAAGAAATGTGATACTGTTTTGCTACTACAGCCCATTCTTCCAGCACATTATCTGCACTTTCGGAGTCATCATAAGGGTCTACCATCATTGACTTTACCTGTCCTAACGTAAGGTTGTCGTTGAAGTATTTGATTTTTATTTTGGTTTCTTTCGTGTCTTCATCACATACATATTCCAAATCCAAAGGAGTGATAGCACATCCACCCGAATAGGGCTGTAATGCTTTTATAAGCTCATCAACGCTTATTACAGTGCCTAGTTTATTCTCCATGTGCCTTTCCGGCCCTTTCTTCAACTTGTTGGGCGCTACTGTTTATTTCTTGACCATAAATCTCTTTTTTCAAATGCTCCAATGTTGGCATTAAATCATCTTTGAGATAGTTTTTTGTAACCCAAAAATGCTGTAATTGATTATTATTGTCCCGATGACTAATAGTAACAAAATACTTCTGTGAATCTAATGCGGTTTTTAACTTACTGTTTACTCCACTCATAACGTCCTCCTAAAATTTTAAAACACCACCAATATAATAGTTTAATACTTCCCGCGCCACCCGTTCCGGCTTAATCATTGCCATACAACGCGGTTTTTTCCCTACCCAATTTATACAGTGTTTATTTTCTTCACCCTTCATTCTTCCATCTAACCAACATCCATCAAATGAACAACATGGCAATTGTCCGTTAGTATCAATATATTTCATGTGTGGATAACTCTCCCATCTTCGAGGCTCCCTACCACCCGCCACAGTTACCATAGGCTTCTGCCATGCAGCCACGAGGTGATGGAGTAAGCTAACGTGTCCACAACCGCCCTGTGCATGATATGAGAGTCTTATAAGCTGTCTAAGGTCTGTCTTGCCCAACAGATTTAAAGTGCCCTCTAAAATATTGTGTGTGTGGTCGGCACCCGTTTGTCCAACCTGTACAAATTGAATTTTATCCCTGAGAAGATATACCACCCTTTGCCAGTTTTCCCACCCCCAATCTTTCAGAGGATAGTCAGACTTATACCCAGAGCATATTAACCAAAACTTTCCTTTATAATTAAATTCCTGCTCTACCTGACTAATCCACCCCTTTTCCTTTTCTGAAAGGTGTAAATCAGGTAATAAAGAAGTCTGATTAATATTAATCCCTAATTTTTGATTTAAATCAGAATAAAATGCACTTGAAAAATGTTTTCCACTCCAACCCGAACTATGAATATCTTCATATTGTACTTGAGAAAATGTTTCTCTCTCAAAAACAGGCTGGTCTTTCTGCTTGCAGTAAAAGAAGTCAATATCATCTTTACGATAATACCAATTTCCATCTTTAAAATAAGCACCCAATTTATGCTCTTTAATCAATTTGTGGAATATGCCCTGTGCATTAGTAGCTACTTCTGCAACATCATAGCCGTTATTGGTAAGATTGTCTGCAAATGGAATAACTTCAGGCTCTTTAACTTTAGGTTTTTTATTAACGTATGGATTGCTCTCGAATATTTCAGGGCAGCAAGTTTTTATTTCTACATCATAATCAGGAAACTGTACGCACAAATCTCTTATAGCGCGGGTAAATACAACAATATCACCGGGGGAAAACCCTATGTCTAAACTGATTTTTCGCATCAATGTCCTCTATTATATAATCTACATTAAAAACAATTTTATATCAACACTTTTATGCAATAGTTGTATAACAAACCATAATTGAAGCCGAAATGTTTCCAGCCGACCTCGTTGCCTTTACCACCAAGTCACCATTGCCAGAAGGATAGCTTGCCGTTTCATCCGGGCCTGTTAAATTGGCATCTGTTTGAAATGTAGTGTCACCCGTATCTGCCATAACAAAAGTGTTGCCGGTAGCGCATTTTAAATAGCTATCATCACCACCGAAATCTATCGAACCCGTAGTAGCAATTCCAGACGTTACACCTGAATCATAATGGGTATGATGAAAAACATTTATCGTCCCGGAAGTAGCAGTCACACTAGATAGCCACCCTATCTTAATATCCCCAACAAAAGTCGCGTTAGGGTTAAAGTCAAGGTGAACATAATACACTAATATGCAGCCGGTGTGTATATGAGGCCAATTAGTAGTATCTGATAAATCCACCACCATTCGGGCAGTTGTAGCACTAATATTATCAAAACATACCTTTGTGGTAAAGAAATTCCCGCTTTCAGGAGGAGGAAACATAGCCATAATAAATTCCTTTCGATTAAATTAATTTATTTTAGTATAAACAATAATAATGGTGGCAATAATTACAAACAATTGAACAACCATTGAAGTCATTCCTGCTATTACCCAATTTTTCATACCGTCCACCCTTTCATGTGCTTTGTTAATTGATTTTTTAGACTCGTCTTTATATTTTTCCAAATTTTCAATTCTTGCATTTATCCCGCTATGCTCACTACATTTTTCCACAATATATCCTTATGTTATATCTTGAACGTCATTTGCATTTGTCAGGTCGCCTGCCTGTGTATCCATATCATCCTGCCAATCAGCCAATAGCGTTCCTTGTGTCCATGTGTCCTGTATATAAAGGGCAATTTCATCAGCAGCACCATATAATACAACCTGTGCTGTCACTTTTTCGCTGCCTTTATTAATATTCTTTGTTAATTTTTCTATTATGCACTCAATAGCACTATCATCAGTTTGGTGGGGAAGTTGTAATTTAATATGCTTTGCAAGATGCCAATCTTTCCCGGTTTCATAACTCACAGAAAACGATATGCGTTTTTTAGGTTCAAATTCTATGCCAGAAGTTGTCCCATCTGTATTCAATGCCCCCATCCATGAATACCAAGTATCTAAATACCACACAGCATCATTTTCGGTTACTATCCAATCATGGTCTGTCATGTCAGAAGGTGCGGGTTCAACCTGCCTATATGCTTGTCTTAATATATGTGCTCTTTGCCACATTAACTCTGCCGTTGTTCCAGAAAGACCTATCACATAACTTGAATCGAATGTAGCTGCATCAGAATTAGTTACTTGAATAGTCTTATCATATTCTCCCGTTGCTGGATTCTTTGCATATTTTATAACAGGCTCACAAAAAATACCTTTCATTTTAGGATAAGAAACCTCACCTAAAGTACCTGGCAAAATATCTGAAAGCGTTATTGTGGTTGCAGGAGCAGAAAGCGACTTTTCGGCTATATAGGCAATGCTTTCTTTTCCTGTTGTTGGATTTTGGTAATTACATAAAAAATATCCCTTACACAAAGACTTTGAAATACTATCAGTATAAGCATTGTTTCTATTTGTTATTTGTCGCGCTGGTTGTAGATTTTTTAGTGGATTTAAATCTTCATAATCAAAACCACCCTCAGAAGTTGAAACATCAACTAAAGGATTGTTGGCATATTCTTTACCCCAATTTTTAACTCCCCCCTGTTCGCTCCAATCTTGCAATCTTAATGTGTGCTCTAAAATATCAATAGGATTATTTATCATGTCACATGCATTTTTACGCCCCACCCCCATATCACAAGAAGCGCTGCTCGAAGAAGAGGATGATGGGGAACTTTGACTCGATGATGAGGAACTATTTGATGTTGAACTGCTCGAATCGCTTGACGAAGAAGAGCTTAAACTGCTGGACGGTGAACTTTGTGAAGAACTTGAACTGCTCGAAGAGCTTGTACCTTCAGACGTTCCCCATTTTGCTCCATATATTCTACCTCGAAATGGCGAATAAATAGCATCTTTAATAGAAACTTCTTTTCTAAACATTATGGCTAATTGGTATAAATCAATATTATAATTATGTGGCTGCGTAAATCCTAATGTGTTAGTAATAAAAAGCCCTATCTTTTCAAGGCTATTATATTGTTCAATGGTATCAATGTTTGATATTTCAAAATTTGTATATCCTGTTAATTGTGTTGCATTATCTAACTCAAAATAAAATCTTAAATTATTACTATCATAACTCGAAGAATAATAACTATCTAATATATCTTCAACAATCACGTTTGTTCTCTTGCCAATATTTACAATTGATGTTGCATCTCCCATAAATCTTAACCATTTAATGTCCACATCAAAATTAATGCCTAACCCGGTTACTCTATTTCTAATTCCTACATATACGCCATCGTGCTCAAAGCCCTTGGGGTAATCGGGGAGCTTAAACTTTAAAGCTAATAATATTCTAATAGAAGCAGCAGGGCCAAGTGTTCTAAGTCTTGATAATGTGTTGTGTTTTTTATCAATTAATCGAGAAATAAAATAATCACTTAAAAAAGATGTTAAATTTGTCACTTCTGGAAATTTGAATATTCCATCGGCGTGCTTAAACCAAGCAGTAGAATCACCAAAATCAACAAGTTCATCTGTTGTAGTAATCAATTCGGGTTCTTTTGCTGGAAAGATTAAAAAACTATTCATAGAATCAGGATTATTATTAAACAAGCTTACATTTATAGTAACCTTATTATTTATGTTTCCAGAAATCTCATAAGCATAAGAAGGCAACCTGTAAAAACCCGTTGGCTTTTCTTCTATAATTGCATCTGTATTTTCAGTAGTAACTTTAGCTTTTTGTGGTGAATCATAAGAATAAAAATTAATTCCTGTCGTTATTTTTTTACCATTCTCATCTAAATAATTATGACATTGCCATACATCAGATTGATATTGTCGTGCTATATCTATTGTTTCTATCCATGACTGATCTGTTGCAGTAGCAGTTGCGTTTCCGTGTAATGTTTCTTCAAAATAATCTGCTATTGTCAATTCTATAATAAAAGGGCTTGAATCCAAATCTACTTGTGCTGAAGTTATCTTTCTGTATTTTCCCTGCCCTATACCTTCAATAACAAACACATACTTGTTTTCAAAATAAGTTAAACTGTGTACCCCTGTAGTTATTTGCACTCCATCCTTTTCCCAAATCACACCCCATTGAGTTAATTGAATTTTATACATTAATACTGCTGCCCCGGCAGCAAACGCAACACCCCCACCAACTACAGGAAATATTTTTAATCCCACAACTCTTTCAGGACTTGCCAATAATTCAAGTGTTATTTTTTCATCTTCATTCAGTGTCCTTTTTGCATAATTTTCATAGATAGACTCTTTGTTAGCTACCCTAACGAATTTAGTATATCCATTCCAAAGAACATTATCATTAACATCATATTCGGGCTTAAATTCACCAAATGTTACCGGAACTATCTTTCCAATTATATCAGGTGATGCATCAGGATAATCTTCATTATTAATTACAGTAGCAAGATTTGAACGTCTTTTTAATAATGATGTCTCTAAAGGAATTGAAAACACCGTCTCGTTCCATGAAGGTTCCCCGCATATTCCACGAAAAACAATATCACCATCAGCAGCCGTTAAAGAACCACCCGAAACCTCAAATCTTACAACATCACCACGCAACCCGTTTAATCTCAAGTTATTATCATCTAATATCTTATCCAACTGTGTAAATGAATTATTATAAATCAATGTATTTGTAGCATTTATGTTCGTTCCACCAACAGAAGTAAGGTTGCCACCATAGCTAAAATCTACATTTTCCTGAAAATCACCAAATGGCTTTGGTTTTAATATTCCTGTTTTCCATGTATATGTTGGAGAATAAGAAGATATATCAGCTTCTATCAATCTAAAAACTTGATTTGAACCATTATCAGCATCATCATATAAACCAATATCTGAGGCATTTGCCACAGTAGGGTCTGAATCTAAGTAGATACGAAAGCCGAATATATAAATACTCACTTGGCTATTTCCCAATCCTTTCCATTTATTTCAAATTCTTCAGCACATTTATAATAAATATAAGATATTTGTTTACAATTGCATTGAGGATGATTTATACCAAAATTACTCACATGTACTTCAAATTCCGCTATTAAAACAGTACCCTCTTCACCTTTCAAACCCATTGGCAAAGTACCAGTTTCAATAACACCATTCTCATCCTTAATTACAACATCTTCATCTTTTACATATTTATTATTTGTATATGCCTGGAATGTATATTCCTGAGTGCATCCCGCCAAAACCAATAAAAGTATTAAATATTTCTTCATTTTGTCCTCACTTATCGAATGTAATAAAAACTTAAATCAAATGCAAATTCATCATACCTGTTATGTTTGATATTTAAAGATTCATTCAGCCAATAACATGTATATGCTCCGGCATTACCCCCTTCCTCGCCAAACAAATAATTATTAGCCTGTCCAACTACTGTGACCTGGCTATCTCTTCTGTTTACTATCATATCATTAATCAAAGCAGCAGATTTTGAATGATTACATACCATAGAAAGAGTCGTTGTTAATTCATCGGCATCAATAGTTTTATCAATCGTGTATGCTGTACCATCATAAGTAACTTGAGTGGCAAAACCATATTCTGTTTTAGAACTTGGCATAGTCGGTGGATATCTGAGATTACCAACACCACCTATTTGCAAGTCACCTTCACCTATCTGTGAAGGCAAAGAGTATGCCGGATTTGATTCCATTACAAAATTTGCCGTTATATTAAAGTATAGCCAAGGTTCTTCCATAACGGGACTCGGATCAAGACTTAATAATCTTATACCAAAATCGCCCGAATCTCCCAAATCCGGGCCAAAAGGGAAAAAACCGGAATTATTGCCCAATTTAAAATATAAGCTGATTCCACGCCCCTTAGTAGTATCATTAAAGATGTTTATTAACGTGTCAGTATCAGAAGCAGAAAGCAGCCAATTCACCTGACAATATCTCGATACATTTGATACGCCATTGTCCCATACAACATATCCCTGTGGTAGTTTTCTTGATATTATCAATGCGGTATTGATAGTAGTAGCATATCCATACGGAGGGGTATCTACCGTAAAATTGACATCATTGGCAGATATTATCATACTGTTGCAATTCCTAATCTTGCAAGGTCTATATTGCCTTTTCTAATACCATCTTCAAGTTTCTGCATAAAACCATCTAACACATTGCTCAATTGTCCTACAGTTTCTTTTGTGGCATTCCCTTCTATTATTATAGTAGGACTTATCGTAGAACCACCTATCATGTTACGTGTTTGGGGAGCTGTAAATACTTGAGAACCACCGGGAAGATTAACCATTTCCGGCCCTTCCTCACCTACCAAAGCCATACCTCCTGGTGCGCGGGAAGTTCCCCTTGCGAAAGAAGCGCTGTTTATAGCCGCTATTTGTCCAGCCGTCATCGCAGCAACAGCAACAAGACCAGCAGCAGCCTTAAGAAGACTACTAAAAAAGCCACCCCCTCCTTCAACAGCCTTTTTTATCACAGACACACTCGCAGCAGCAGCTTCCGCAACTGCCATTCCTAATAATATATTTTTCTTTTCTTTTGCACTTCTTTTAGATTCTGATATTCCACGTTTTAACAAGTTCGAGCTATGAGCAAACAATGCTTGCGCCGATGATTTTAGTTGTGCATTATAGTCAAGTTTTTTCTGGTTGGCATCAGCATCATCCTGTAATCCTTGTAAACCAATTCTCCATGCCAAATCATACTCGTCTTTCATTTGTTGCATTCGCTTCTCAGAACGGTCAATTTCAGCTTCAAATCTTTTTATTTCCTCTCCTTCAACTAATTTATTAAATTCTGCAATTGCTTCAGCAGATTCTTTTCTCGCCTGTGCTTCAAATTTAATTTGTTTGATAGCATCCTGCATAGCTTTTTTAGCAGCACCTTTTCCCGTCTCTTTTCCCGTACCAGTACCAAGAGTGCCCGTTCCACCCAATGGGTCAACTTTTACTTCTTTTTCTTTCTTTGCAAATCCAAGAGAATCCTTTTTTAGTTGCCTTATTGCTTTTAAAAGCCTCTCTTCTTTCTGTGCCAACTTAAAAATATCTTCATTAGTAAGTAGCAGCATCGTACTTGTGTCTACAAATCCCGCACTCGTTTCAGAAATTGAATCTAAACTCTTTTTAGTTTTATCATATTCTTTTGCTAATTCAGCAGCAGCTTTAGATATTATTTCAAGCTGTTGTGCATTGGCTGTATTTGTTTCTAGGGTTTCCTTATCGCTTTTTATTCCAGCGAGAAAATCTTTTAATTTTTCAGACGCTTTTGATATTGCGTTTACTATTGCATTCCACGCTGGCAGCAAATGTTCTCCTACTGCTACTGAAAGCTCGTAAACATTTGACTTCATTATTGCGGTTTTGGCCTTAGTGGTATTTGCAGCCGTTTCTATCGCATTAGGGAATCTTTCTTCCCACACTTCAAGCAAAGCCCCTCTTATTGACGCAGTATCCTTTTCAACCACTTTTCGTACATTACCGGATTGAATAATTGCCTTCTGTCCTGTTCTGTCAATATCAATACCCAATCGCCTTAATGTTCTTTTATTCAGTCCTATAAATGAATCAAGCACTTCTGTCATTTCACGATTCATTAAAACTGCCACACCGCCAAGAGTGCGCATTTGTTTCATTGTTGGGTCAATACCGACAGCTCTCAATCTTACATAAGATTGCACAACATCTTCAGTTTCTAAGGGACTTGTACGAGCAAATTCCCTTATAGCCTCTAATGCAACAGCAGCCTTTTCCGCGCTACCAGTTACCACAAGTAGCTGATTAGCAAACACCTCCATACTTGCAGCGGCACCAATAACTTTCTTTATAACTGCTCCAATAGCTAATGCTACTATAGCATTACGCAAGTTAAATATTTTTTTAACAGAACCACCTATAGCAGTGCCAAACCGCCTAAACCCACTAACAGCCTTACCCAAAAGGGTATTGGTATTTGTAAATGTCTTTCGCAAATCAAATCCAAGCCTTTTTACTTTGCCTTTTGCCATATCCAAAGGCTTTGTGAGTTTATTTAGTAAGATTAATTCTACTTTTAGCTTTGCTGCCATTTTCGGCTACCTTTTTTTCTTCAAGTTTATTGTAATAATAATTTAACACATCGAATGCTTGAATTAATTTTTTTGGCTGATACAACCTTCCCCTACCATCAGGCCATGCTAAATAATTGCTATTTCTATATGCATTAAAATAGGGCAAAAGGTAAGGGTTTCTTGCAACCATCTGAGGACATTGATGGACAGGAATCTTACCTTTGCCCTTGCAATACGGACAATGTTTGTTTTTTCCCTCACAAAAAATACATTCATCTATTGTCCAAATAACCTTTCTTTTATACGGCCTTATACATCCTCTCAATCTTTTTAATTTTTTATCACAATTTTTACAATTATATACTTGCATCAAAATTGTATTAAATTGAGAATATGTCGCCGCAATTAGTTTTTTAATTCTCCTTCTTCAAGTAACCATTGTCCTTGATACCAATTATAAAGTTTTGATTTCAACACAAACGGAAGCGTCTGAGATGGATTTCCTTCAGGAAATGGAATGGCTTTTTCTCCTTCCCATCCAACAAGCACTTTATCTAACAACTCACCCATTTCTTTAGAACGCAACTTAATCATATCCTGTTCAGTATGACTCTCCATTATTCGTTGCTTAATTAATTCTTCCCATTTTTCTTTTTTAGGCTTTCGCTTTCCATTAAACTTTTTTGTCAACTCTTCTTTTGCTTTTTCATATTGCGCCGGAAGAATTTCAAAATCATCCTGCTTTACCATTGAAATTAAATCAATTTCCAAATCACCAACAGGGGGAAGAAACAAATAAACAATTCCATCAGTTTCATGCTTAAGCTTTTGTTCTCTTGATAAAGGTATCATTCTGTCCTCACTTGTTAAAATTATGCACTGGTACTTGACGAACTTGAACTCGATGAAGACGAGCTTGAGTTTGCACCAAGCACTCTTAATTCAAAATCATTTCTATTACACTGTCCTTCAATATCCCACGTTTGTACTCTGTTTTCCTCTGAAGGCGTTACCTTTGTTATCTGACAATGATTTGCATTGATTATACATTCACTTGAAGCGCTCCATGCTATACTTGTTAAACCCTCAGTTAATGCAAACATTGCAGCTTCAGGGTCAGCCGTTGCCGCTAACTCCATATAACACTTAGCTGTAAACTTAATTTTCCTACTTGTTATTCGTGCCTGTCCTACACCTGAAAGATGAGAAGGCAATGTGGTAGAGTCAACGTCTTGATTACATTCAATTTCAAAACTTAAAGCCCTGTAATCAGCATCACCGTTAATTTGCATGGTAACGCCCCTCAAAGGTGGAACGGCTGTACGATTCTTTGAAACATTACTTGGCTGTGTAGATGTTGTAGGAGCACCATCATATCTTCCCGCGCCGGTAAACTCAGCCTTTGCAATAGAATCACCTGAAAAATCAAATGAAAATTTCGGGTTAAACTTTAAATTTCCCGCTTTTCTTAGCAATGCAGCACTGGAATTTAAGCTTCCAGTATATTCCCAACATGTACCATCAGTGGTAGACGTATTAGAAGGCTTATAAATATAATACCCGTTATTATCTGTTTTGGCAAAACCAGAACATTCTAATACAGCCCCCCAATCCGGCTCAACCAATGAATCTTTTGCACCAAAATTTCTTATTGGTACAATTAAAGTAACATTAGCTTTACGCCTGCCTGAAACAGCAGCGTCCTGTTGATAACCATCACCAACAAGGTCAATTTCCGTTACGGCAACATCCGGGTCAATTTTGCTACCCGGTTCAACCTCAATAAAATCTCCATTCGTTAAGGTTGTTTCAGGCGTTCCCGCAGCAGCCTGTTTTTTGAAAAGAAAAAGTTTTAGAGCATCACGCATAATAAATCCTTTCTACCCTAACAATGAAGGGTCGGTTGCTTCAATTCTTGCAGTTATTTCCAATACAACATATACAAAATAGTCAAGCCTTTCCTCATAGACTTCAAATCCATTTCCATATCCTACCACTTTGGTAACTATAGCATTACCCCCCCTGGTTACATTCAACATAACCTGTTTGATAATATCACCCGCAACGTTCCTTGTTACATAAGTTATAGCATCATCTGTTTGTGTTTCATCATTGTAATCTATATAATACATTATCGTATATTCATTTTTGGTATCAGTTACATTATGCATCTTCGTTTCGATTTCAGAATATGGCCCCAATATTTCTATAAACGGATACCGCGTACCTATCCTTTGGTACAGCCTTTCAAGTTCTATAGTAGGCGTTCCACCATAAGTAGAAAGGCTTTCAAGTGCCGTTTTTAAGTTTTCTGTTATATCACTTATTGCCATATTAACCTGCTAAATAAGGGTCATCTGAATTAATTAATGACTGCACTTCTATAATAACATAAACATAATATTCAATTTGATTATCTATCTCCTCAAAAGAAATTCCATATTCTGTTACTTCAGTATATTCTGCCAAACCACCCCTGCATTGGTCTACCATAACAGCTTTAATTATATCCTTTGCAACATCTCTTACTATATACGTTATTTCAGTATCAACAATAGTCGATTCATCATTTACATCTATATAATATCTAATGACATATTGTATGGCTGTATCTGCAACATTATCTATTTCTGTTTCAATTTCACAATATGGCCCCTGAACAAGAATGTAAGGATATCTGTCATTTATGTGCAAATATAATCTTTCATAATCAGAAATTGAAGTCCCGCCATATATTGTTTTGCCATTTAATGAAGTTATTACATTGTCTGTTATTCTCGCAACTATTGTATCAGGGCGCGTACTACTGCTGGAGCTGGATGAACTTGTTGAAGATGATGAAGCGCTGGATTTGCTGGACGAGGAACTTGACAAACTGGAGCTTGATTGACTTGAGCTGGATGATGATGACGAAGACGAGCTACTTGATGATGAGGATGATGATTGTGACGATGAGGAAGAACTGCTGGAACTAGAAGACGAAGAGCTGGAACTGCTCGACGAACTGCTACTCGATATTGAAGAGCTGGAACTGCTACTTGACGATGAGGATGTCGATGATGAGGAACTTGACGAGCTACTTGACGAAAAGCTTGAGCTGCTACTGCTCGAAGACGAGGAACTTGAGGAACTGGATGAGGTTGACGAACTACTACTGGATGTTGATGAACTTGATGAGCTGGACGATGATGACAATGAACTGGAACTGCTTGAAGATGAAGAAGAAGAAGACGACGAGCTTGAAGAGCTACTACTACTAGAACTACTGCTTGACGAAGAAGAAGAGCTACTGGATGAAGCTGAAGAACTGGAACTGCTTGACGACGATGACGAAGAGGACGAACTACTACTACTTAATGAGCTCGATGAGGAACTTGAACTGGAGCTACTACTTGAACTAGAAGAAGTTGAACTGCTTGATGATGACGAAGAGCTGCTACTGGAACTTGAACTGCTACTCGATGATGATGAACTACTCGAAGAAGAACTTGAACTACTACTCGAACTCGAAGAGCTACTTGATGAACTACTACTAGAACTGCTCGAACTTGACGATGATGAGCTTGAACTACTACCACTCGAAGACGAGGAGCTTGACGAACTAGAACTGGATGATGAAGACGAACTGCTACTTGATGATGATTGTGACGATGAGGAAGACGAGGAAGAGCTGGCAACATATTCATCAAAACCCAAATCCCATGTGCCCGCTCTTACAACTTTATCAATATCATCATCAAAGGCGTAAGTACCATCAGCACTTAAATCTGTGCCTTTGTCAATAGAATCTGAGCCTGCGGTAGCATGAAAATCGTCTCCCCCTGAATCTACGTAAGTATATGTTTGTCCTCGTAAAGCTACTGTGGGGCTTGTCGCATCCTTCGAGCCGCAGGCTGTATCTGTCCAGCCACCTCCAACATCAGTATAATCCGTACCGTTATTATCTGATTGAAGATTTTTAATAATTGCTGCAATTGTATTAGATGCATTATGAAACCCTACCGTATTGCCTTCAGACAAACAATTATATCCAATACATACCGCACTAGCATGAGCGGGATATAACTGAAACGAAATACCCGGCATATTGTGCGCTTCACAAAGAATAAATCCGCAGGTTTCAGCGGCATTATTATAAGCTTGAAACCCTCCTACATCTCCCGCGCCTGCATTGGTGCCATCAAATGCGAGACAGCCCACAACATAAGCCTCATCATGATTTGCTGTGCCAAATGTAAATCGTGTATTTGCAGTATTAAGTGTTTGTTTTCCAACCAAATCCTGTAATTGAGAATTATTTTCATCCGCTCCTAGCATGTGCTGGTCGGTAGTTGAACGGAAACCTGCTACACTACCATCATCTTTAGGAATGCCGGAATGCCCCTCTCCAGGAGCAGGTCGGATTATTCTCAAATAGAGCGCACTTGTTGTTGCACCATTCAACCGGATAGTAGTTTCATCCCACAAACCACCGCCGCCACCCTCTTTGTAAACTTCTAATATCTCAGATTTAGTTGCTGTCACTAAATCAATATCATAAACAGCTTCCCATGCACCCCCTTGACCTTCAGTCCAGTCTTTACCGGCCCCGTAGGTTTCTATATGCTCATTTGTTCCTGTTCTTCGTGCTGAAGCCATTAAGGATTCACCATTTCTTTTGCTAGTTTATCATAAATGATTGGCGTTAAATCTAAATCAATTATGATTTCCTGCTCTTTATCAATCCCGCTTGTAGATGTTTCTATGTCTTTTGACGTAAGTAAATGATATCCAGGTCTACCGTCAAAATAATTTACTATTTGAGAAGTCTTTTTGCACGGTTGATACTTTTTTTTACTGTCCCTTGCTTTACCTAAATCTATTCCTGATATTTTCGGGATCAAGGTGTCAAAAGATATTGAGTACCTTTTTTTGAAAGCCACACAATAGTTATGAGAACTCTCTATTCCTAACATATCAACATAATCCATTGACAATAGCTTAGACGTTTTAATCGATTTACAGACCCACTCGTAACACATTTTTTCTATTTTTTTAAGAGAAGCGCTTGTCCTAACTATAACTATTAAGTATCTGTTTAATGCCTCAAATCCGTGGTCTTTAGGGTATGAATATACCCCGCTCATGTCACCCTCTTTTAAAGAAGGTAATGGATCGTCGTCCATGTGTAAAGCTAGTATCATTTCGTATAGTGCCATATATCACTTCATCTTCCCTTCAACCTGTCGAGTAGATTTATCTACTGCTGTTTGTCCTCTGTTTATTATAGCAGGTTGCATAGTTTTAAATCTCTGTATTAAATCGTATCTTCCTGTAAACTGTCTCTTGATTCGTATTCCATGCAAACCAATGAAAAGTAATCCACTTTTTTTATATCCTTTACCACGACGCTTTCTTGATTCTTTATCAAAAAACAATGTTTTTCCACCCGCATCTATTGTTGCAAGCCCCCTAAATCGTCGTATAAAACGAAATGCTTTCGACCTCATTCTTGTTTTAGCACTTCCATGACTCCACGGCCCTTCATATCCAATTTTTTTTAAGTTTTTATATATCGGGATTACCATTCTTCTTGAACTAGAAATAGTGCCACCTGTTTGCATCATTTCTAAGGCTCTATGTAATTTATGTTTTCCAAATATTCCCATTTCTAATTTCAAGTCATCTATTTTTTTTGCAAACGGAATATGCCCTTTAAAAAGACCTGTTACCTTTTTTGACCAAGTACCCTTACGCCTTCTCAATGGCTTATTGGATAAAATCTTTTTATACCCCTTTGTAGATTTTTTCGTACCAACAACCTTTACGCGCTCATCCTTTAGCCATCCCCTTAATCCGGCAAAGTAATCTTCAGGGGCAAACGTTAATGCCCTTACAATTTCTTTATCGCCTTTGAGCCTACCTTTTATAAGAACTGTTGTCATTATCCCAACCCCAACCAATACGCTCCTGTGTCTTCTTCAATAATACCCCGAACGGTAAAATTCTCATTTGAAGTATCATTAACCTTTCTCTTAAGTGCAACTTTGTCTTTCATTACAGTTACACTCTGAATACCGTCTATAGCATCGGTTGAAATGTGTATTTCAATATCATATCTACGAGTAATGCTTTTATTTTCTCCAGCGCCGGTACGACGGGAAGAAACCGTTTGAGTCGTGCCTTCACGATAAACAATAGCACTTATATTCTTAGCCGTTCCACCTGAAGGTGTATAGGTAATGGTTTCTTGAAAACCCGACGCAAGAAACACGTCAACAAATTCTTCTTTTAATTCTAAATCGGTTGCCATTGACTTCCCCTGTTAAAAAAGGGGACAGGGCAAAGCCCCGCCCCCCTTAAATTGCCAATAAACGACTTCTTACGAGCCTTCGGTATATCTGTGTGGCCCTGTGTTTAAATCAACAACCACTTCGGTATCAGAAGCAACCGTCGTATCAACTACTAACCCCAACACAAAATCATCGTCGTGGCTGGCAACCGCAGAAGTCGTTGCCTTGTTTGTTGAAGCATCCCACCATGCAGTGTGCCCCTGTACTAAAGCAACATCTGTATCCTTTGGAACTTTTACCCGCCCTGCCCACAAAACTTGCACAGTCTCATCCGTTGCACAAGTCCCGATTGTGGCGATTTGGGTAGAAGCCCATGTTGCAGTTGCAATAGGTCTATCTGCATCTCCTTCAATGCCAATAACCTCATGATAGCGAATAGATAAAGCACTACCAGCATTCACATAGGATATTTGCACTTCGGTCGGGCCGGAGTCGTTAATTAATTGTGCTTCTATTATCGTTGCACTCATATTCTACCCCTTATCCGCTACTTGAGCTTGACGAAGATGAACTCGATGAACTCGAAGAGCTGGAAGTACTCGAAGAGCTAGTACTCGATGAACTCGAAGAACTAGAAGAGCTCGAAGTACTCGACGAACTCGAAGAGCTAGAACTCGAAGAACTCGATGAACTCGAACCCAAACTAAAAGCATACGGCCCTTCATTCAAATCAACTATTACATGGGTCGCCGCAGTTGACGCAGCAGCGACAACCCTACCCAAAGTAAAATCTTCCATTAAACTACCCGTAGCAGCATTGGTTGCTTTATTGGTAGAATAATCCCACTTTGCCGATTGTCCTTGAATAAAAGAAACCGCCGTGTCTTTGGGAACTTTAATTCTTCCAGCAATAAGAATCTGAGTAACCTCGCCATCGGCAATTGTCCCCGCTGTTGCTACATTAGTTTCACCCAACACAACAGCAGCAATTCGATATGCCGAATCCCCAACAATGCCAATAATCTCATGGAAGGTTGCGCTCAGAGAACTGCCTGTACCGTTAGTATAAGTCCACTGTACTTCGGTCGGGCCGGATTCACTTATTAATTGTCCCTCTAAGCTGGTTGCAGCCATATTTTATTCTCCTTATCCGCTACTTGAGCTTGACGAAGATAAACTCGATGAACTTGAAGAGCTGGATGAGCTTGACGAAGAGCCAAGGCTCCCCGCATACGGCCCCTCGTTCAAATCAACAATCACTGTAGCATCCGCAGTTGCCGCAACATTAACAACCCTGCCAAGCACAAAGTCACTCATTGTATCTGCGGTGGTAGAATTAGTTGCCTTGTTTGTGGAAGCGTCCCACCAACAGGTTTCCCCTTGACCAAAAGAAACCGCCGTGTCTTTAGGGACTTTAACCCTTCCAGCGATAAGAACCTGACCAACCTCGCCATCGGCAAGAGTCCCCGGAGTCGCTACATTAATTCCACTCTCTACAACAGCAGCAACCCGAAAGCCCGAATCTGTGGGTATACCAATAACCTCACCAAAGGTTGCACTCAGAGAACCACCCGTACTGTTGGTATAAGTCCATTGTACTTCGGTTGGCCCCGACTCGCTTATTAATTGCGCTTCTAAGCTGGTTGCAGCCATATTTTATTCTCCTTATTTATTAGTTAAAATTCTATTAGCTCGTTCCTCTTATACAATACAGGCCGCGCCAATCACCAACAGCAAAACGGTAATCATGCTCAATAACCCAAATCATTCCCCTTGCATCTCCAGTGGGTGTCGGTGCTGAAGCTGTATAAGGAGTAGTTTGACCGTTAAGAGTATAAAGAATAACGGTGTCAACATCCATCGGGTTAGCAGCCAGATACCAAGGGTAATAAGGTGTGCTTGTATCAAGCAGGTCAATTTCCATATCTATGACAAGCTTGAGATTGCGCGGTTGTCCGGGGCCGTGAATATTAGCAGCATTTGTTCCAAGCGCCGCAGAATCTTCAGCCGTTACATTGTAGCCAATATTGTTAAACAGCTTATAAGCTGCAAGCTCATGACGAGGCCCACAAATTAAATATTCCGGGCCGATATTCATCGGAATAACACCGGAACGCCCAGCATCAGGCATTAATGCCCTGTGTCCCTTAAACGCTATAAAGACTGTGTTAAGCAACGCCTGTGTGGGGCCGGAAGCTGAGGCTGAATAGTTATTATGTCCACCCGCAGTAGTTGTTTCAGCAGTTCCATTAAAAAGAACCGCAGCATCCTCACCCATTGTTGGCCCCTGAAACGCTGTCCCTGCACCGTTGTTATCATAAATAAGACCATAACAATCTTTATTCATCTGGCGTTTTAACGCTCTCATCTGCTTTGCCGGAATGGTTGTAAGCATACTAAGGTCATCATTTACCATTGCCTGGCGTGAAAGGATAAACTTTGTTCCCTTGGTCTTTAGTCTGGTCTGCTCTTTCATGTCGCTCATCATTGCCATTTCCGGTGCTTCACCTTCCATGATGTCCTGTACATCACCCATCTCAGAAAGCCTTGGAATATCAGCAGTTTTGAAATCTCTCAATGAGCCTGTTTTTGTCCATATTTCATAAGAAGATGGAGCAGTTGCCCAACCCATTCCCGCAGACTTATTAAGGACATTGGAAAGCACGTTTACAAAATCTCCACTTCCCTGAGTTGGCGCTTGTGCAAGCTGGCGAGCCTGAAACCGTTTATTCATCTCGTCAAACAGTTGCCCACCATCAAACATATAAGCACCGGACACGCCCTCTTCCATAAGACATTTCTTGGCAAGGTTTTGAAGCGAAAGCCCCCGGTAATCAGATTGATTCACATCAAAAATGACCTTGGGGTCACTCTCAAGACTTGACCTTACCATAAAGGCATTTGACATACCTTCAAGAGCCTTGTCTTTCTCGTCGGCATTAACCTGTATATGCGTATCGACATTATTCTGCATGTTTGTTTTTGCTTCCTCAAGAATTATAACATTGGCCTTTTCAAGAGAAATCTTGTCATCAATGAGCTTTTTTGCGAACTCTGTTGATATTTTTAAATCATCACACGTTCCCTGAATAGTGCTAATGCGCAGCCTCTCTTGCTCGGTTGCATGTTCCTTAAGCTCCTCTTCCCTCTTTTTCTGGGTGTCAGCAGCTTCTTGTTTCTCTTTATCTGACATCTGTGTTTCCTCCTTTGTAGCAGGTAAAAATTTCAGTTCAACTTCTTCTTTTTTTTCTTCCTTAGCCATATTAACCACCTTTGCTATTTTTGCTTCAAGGGCTTCTTTTTGTTGTTTGTATTCTTTGTTGTCGAGATATTTATTTAAAAACAGATAAGCCTTTTCAACAGCGCCATCCTGCTCAAAGTATTCATCAAGAAACGCAGACATTTCCGCGCTTGGCTTAACTGTGTCACTGAAAAACTCAAACATAGCATCCCCTGTAGCTGGCTCGTCTACCACATCGGAAGCGTATAAGCTTTTTACCCTCGCCAAAGGGAGTAGTTCGTTGCCCTCATCATCCTTTTCCCGTGTTCCGTCTTCGTTTAGCCTGACCTCTCTTTCTAATTCAAATACAATCGATGCACCAAACGCATTCGGGTCACTTTCTGCCAAACCTTCAACATAACCCCCCAAATCACCTTTTGGGCTATTAAAAGCTGACTTGTCTATAAACAAATCTGCTCTTACCCTATCCCCATCAACCTCAAAATTCTTTGACCGCCCCAAAAACGTACCAAAAGCAGATTGGGACATGTTTGGGTGCCCAAAATGAGATTTTATACCAAACTTAGCAGCGTTTCCCTTTTCAACAACTTGCTCCAGAGTGGTATGGTCTATTTCCAACCCATGCCCCTGAGCCTCACCTGTAGATATTACACTGTACCCCATGACAACATGATTCTCTTTGTCTACGGGGGTTTCAGTCTTCAGCCCTCTTGTTATCGCAGCCCTCAGTTTTTCCGGCATACTCTTCTCCTTTTTCAATTAATACCTGTAGGCATTTAGGCACTTCCAATCCTTCTGGTAATATTTTTATATCAAGAACATCTTTAATCGTCTTCTTCTCTATCGCTATCACCCGACACACCCGCTTTCTGTTTTTGCATTGCGTTTTGTACTTCGACAGGCTCTATTTTTAGTTCTTTCATTAATTTCTGCTCTTTGGCTATTTGTGCAAATGCATCCCGGTAATCAGTGCCTTGCTCTCCATACCACTTTTCATAGGTCATTTGCTTGTTATTGATTAACTCAATTGCAGCAGTAGCCTCTTTTGAAGGGTCTATAAAATCAAATCCTGTAGGTATCCAATGTGCCTGATTATATTTCCACTTATCCTGGTTATAGTCAATAATGCTCTTGCCGGCGATTTTACCTTCAAGAAACATATACCGGACAAACACGTTCCAATCGGGCTGTAAAACATCTTTAGAGAACCATTTCTGAAACGCCCGGAAGACTTTACGATCCTCATTAACATTAATCCTGCCGGATGCCATATTGGTACGCACCAAATCCCGCGTAACCGTCTGATAACTTAATCCCAATGTCGTAGAAATGGCATGTAATAAAAGCCTCTGTAATGGCTCTAAAACGTCTTTTATAGAATCGTCAGGCTGAATTACTTTCGGCTCCTCACCAACCTTGCCAGTATAAACATGCCCTTGTTTCCACTCAAGCTGATTGTCAGAGTTTTTCTGTTGTCCCATTAGTTTGCTCATTAGGCTGTTGGGAATAAAAAGTGCTATCATTGCCTGAATACGCGAAGAAATGAGTTTGTCACTTATTAGTTGTTCATTTGCCCACAAATATTTCAGTGCAGCCATTAACCAAGGCATTCCTATATATTGCTCTGCCAGAATAGTTTTGAAGTCTAATTTCATTAATTCAGCAGATACGGGACGGTCAAGCCCCTTTATCCAATAAGAAGTGGCTCTTTCGTTTTCATTTATGTTTATACCAAAAACAGTGTTTTTCGTTTGCGGGTCATCAAATGATTCACTTAACAAGTCTCTCGAATCATCCAGCCTGAGTACATTTATTACCTGATTGGTTATTGAAAGAAAGCTACCCTTTTCCGATGGTCTTAAATTTGTTATTGTAGAACCTGTGCGAAAAATCTCACCAAACCGTACCTTCTGTAATTCGGCGTGAGTGTCTTTGCGCCTTGAATCCCACTCATCGTTATATCGTTTCCATGCTTCGTTGAGAACCTTATTAATCCCCTCTACAGGCTCACCGCCGTTGTTTTTAACCATTGCCACCGGACGTATGCCATTGCCTATTACATTAGAAAGAAGTGTCCCCAGAAGGGCCTGGGTATGAGGATTGTTGTCATAGGAATGTATTGAACGCGCTATAATGGTACGCCAATTTGCCTTGAAGTTCTGAGAAGGTGTATTTGTAGTAGTTGCCCAATCGTCCTGAAGCCTGCCCATTTCGCCCGCATCATAATGAGAAAGCATTCTACGCACCTGATTATACATATTCATGCGGATTTCATACTTCTCGCGCCTGTGCCTAAGAAAATTGTCTAAAATAGGAAATGCCATTAATCCGTTGTCTCCTTAAATATAACAGGCATACAACCGCCGTAAGTTTCAGCATTTACTTCAGCTTCAATTATTTCAAGTAATGACTGTAACTTTGAAGGGTCTGAATACTTAACACGCCTTCCGTTGATTTCAACTTCGACCGCGCCGCGAGTAGCAATGTCAACAATAGCTGCTCGAATTGCGGTTACATCTGCTACTGTGTATGCCAAGTTGCCTCCAAATAAAAAAGGCTATAACAGAAAGTACAGGCTCCCTGTATAGCCTTAAATTGTCCTCACATATAAAAAAAGGCGTATTAAACGCCTAAACTACTTCAAGTAGTATATAATATATGGGTCGTAAGATGTTGAGTATTGTACCATTACTAGGTATTATACTCTTTTTTTTATTTTAAGTCAACTTGTTTTTAAATAAAAAAAAGAGCCTTTCCGAAGAAACGCTCTTTTATTGCTGCTCATTTGCAACACATTGCTTTGCCTTGCAGTGTCGCGCCTCTGCAAACTGTTCTGTGCTGCGTGTCGCTCTACTTAGCCATTGCTGGGCTTAGCAAAGCAAAACAAGGCCTTTGCAATGCTAGGTCATGCCTTTGCGGTGTGATGCTTAGCCGCTGCCGGACAAAGCCTCGGCCTTGCTCAACATTGCATCGCCTTTGCCTCGCTCTCTCAAGCATAGCGCTGCTGCTCAATGCCTTTGCGTTACTGAGCTACCCTGAGCTACACCCCAGCTTTGCTGAACGGGGCCTTGCTCCGCCACCGCAGTGCCAAACCACCAATGCTGCACATAGCCCTAGCAAACCTTATAATCAAATCTTCCCTTACCTGAATTTCTCCACTGTCCCAATCCTCTGAGCTTGCCATAATCCAGCCACTCTTCAACTACCTTTTCCAACGCACCATTAAGACAATTTATTTCTATTTCAATAGTAGAGCCTTCAGAAATGGTTTCGCTGTGAGCCAAGGCAATCCGTTCCCCCTGAGCAGTTTGTGCTCTCAATGGTCGCTGGCACTCTCCAATTTCCCCATTAATATTAATGAATATTTTGCGGGGATTAACAAAAACCAACCCGTCAATAATCTTTTTAAATGCCTTCAGAGAAGCGCTTTTTGTGCCTTTGACACGTCTAAGCATACCACAGGCATCTTTGAAAAACCCCTTAATTTGATAATCCCACAAAAATGGCTTTCCGTCTTCTCTGGGAAACACCGTCATTGCCTTTTCCGTCACCTCTTCAACACCCAAAGACTCAACCTCTTCTTCCCGGCTTTGTGCATCAGGAGCCTTTGAAGCAATAAACTCTCTGTGAACTTCTGGGTTAGAACTTGCCGTTCCAAGCAACTCTTCTGTGAATATGATTTGAACCTTCATTCTGTCCTCGCTTTGTTAAAGTGAATGTTATTTTTTTGTTCTTTCCTTATCCCAATACGGGCTTTTACACTTTGGACACACCCGAACCTCTTTCTTTCGAGGTATCCATTGGTGATTACATCTCTTGCATTTAACTTCCCTAACTTCTATGTTCATACTTCACCCCTTTGGTATATTACTAAACTAATATAAAAAAAGTGCTTTGTCAACACTTTTCTATATTTTTATTCCCCTAATTGAAATTTGTTTTTCTTCATTGGCTGTTCGATAAGCGTTCCCCTTGGGGCAACAATCTCTATTGCCACACGCCTCTCATACAGCACACCATATACTATTTCCGGCTGTGAGAGTTGGCTATTGTATTTATCGCTTATTCCTATTCTGGAATAGGGTGGCACATATTTCCACCCATCGACATATCGTTTATTAAGAATTTCGTCAAATCGGGTTTTCCATTCTTCACCTACTATTCTATCCATGTCATACTGCAAATATAACTCAGTAATTTTCTTTTTCGGTGGTCTACCTCTTTTTGCCATTATTCCCCCTATTTCAGAGCAATGTCTATGTATTCAGCCTCTACTTTGTTTACCATACCCCTAACGGCATATACAGGTATCGTGTCCCAACCAATCGTTTCCATTTGCAGATAACCCTGGTCACGTAAGTCATGCGGGCTTTTCAATAGCTCCTTTTGCACAAAGAATGCACGAATCAGTTTCTTTTCCGGGTTTTTTAATATTTTGTTCATCTCACGGTACACTTCATCTTTGAACTTTTTCATATACCTTCCCCTTCTTTCTAATGATATAGTCTAACCGTTGCCAGAAATAATTTGCAGGAATAGCTTTGCCATCCAGCACTTTTATGATAATTTCAGCCTTCACAAGCCTAAAGTACCACTTTAGCTTAATGAAGTAAAAGAATGATTTAACTTGTTTTAGCATTTAACAACTCGACAGAACAATTATGATATCCTTTTTGGTAAGCATCATTTAATAACTCCAAAGACGCGGGAACATTTTTATTGTGTAAGTCTCTTCCAGAACCCACAAATGTTTTTCTAAAATATATTTTATACCATCCTTCGGCCTCCCATTTAACACTATACGGCTCTTCAATGATTTTGATTCCTTGTGCCATATCAACATTGTCATTAACTTCTATTGTTTTGCCCATTTTACCACCCATGCTTTCCCATTTCATCTTTAAATTTAGATACCAGATTATTTGCCTCTTTATCGGAAACTCCCTGCATTTGCTCTTCTTTCTCCTGTTTGGCTTTATCTGCCTCGATAACCCTGTTTTCTAAATTTTTAATTTCCGGCTCATCGGCAAACATTTGTGATTGTAAATCAAGTAGATTAACGGCTCCCATGATATAATCTTCACAATCCCGATAATGGTCTGGCTTGCCGTGTTCGTTTCCGGTTAGCCATCTTTTTCTTTCATTTCCCCGCGAGTCGATTATTTTCTCGTCATAGTGATTTAATACTTGTTCACAGTATTCAGGTTGTATGTCACCCGGCAAATGCCATATTTTAGATTCCATATTCTTATGCACAATTCTACTCAATCTCTCGCTGTGTCCATGATAGTGTCCTGAAGGCTTTTGCTCTATCAATGCAGCGTTTCTTGATGTTGCACCTATAAAAGCACCGATATTGGTAGAATGGCTCACTATGTAATCCACATCAACACTTCTGTGCCCACCCCTGTCTATAAGGCCAAACAAAATAGGCAATACCGTAGTGTCCCGCTTCATATATGGGTATCTATACACTTCACCGTTGAACATATCGAGCACATCGGCCGGATTTTTATAATCCTTCATATCACAATGAATAAAATCAGCACGAACCAACCAAGATTCAAGAGAAGCGCCAAACCCACGCACGACAAAATAAAAACCATTATCCTGAGTATCCGCGCCAAGCAACAAAACCCTAACACCATCAGGTACATAAGCATCTGCTCCATATTGTTTGTATTTTAAACATTTTGACCTTATAAAGCTATCACCGTATTTTTGTGCTCTCAGTTTTACCCATTCTGCCATATCTTCATTGCGATAAGTTTTTAAATCATCGGCGTTCGGGCTATTCAGAGCATCAAAGAAAATGGCAAGGCATTCAGCAAAGCTCCAAGTAGTATCAACCAGTCGATTCCAATTTAAAACAGCCCTTTTGGGGTGCTTATCCATTTTAACAATTTTATCAAATGGGATTTTCTTCTTAATATCCATCCATTGTACATTATCAGATATTTGTAGTCGTTCTTCCTCGGTTATTTTTCCCTTGCAGTTAATACACTCGTAATATGCAGCGTTGTCTTCCCGTATTCTTTCGCTATTGTGATCCTTCACCCCTTTTTTGTTGGGCACTTCTTTTATCTGAGAATCCACAAGTGGCTGCCAATGGTCACAGTGAGGGCATTGATAATGAGGTTTAAAAAATATAGTTCCCGGTTTATGTGCTTCTATATAAGATGGGTCTTGGTCATGTTCGGGGGAAGTCTCATACAAAGTTTTTACTGTTTTCCCCACCATCCGACTTGCCTGTTTTCTACCTTCAACAGCTTTTGTTTGTGAAAATCCCTTTTTAGGCCATTTTGCCAATTCTGATCCATACACGAAACCAGCATTATGAGTAGCAATATCTGTCTTCAGTCCGGCAGAAGCTATCCTGGCTATAAGATGATTTAATTTCAACTTTTTCTTGGTTAAATTATTTTCTTCACCGTTCCAGTGTTTCCTGATTGCAGGGACTTCTTTTACTAATGGCTTTAATCGCTCGTCAAAAACATCTTCAACCGTTTCCTTCTTAGAATAAATCAACATCATGTTATTTGTGTCGGTATCTATCTCATACCCCACAACCGCCTCAGCACACATTGACTTTCCTGTCTGGACAGCCCCAACACAAACAACCACATCAAAATACACAATAGCATCACATACAGATACTTGCCAAGGAAAAAGCTTAATAGCTCCCTGCACAGCATAAGCAGTAGAAAGCCGAAAGTGCTCATTTATCCAATCAGAGGGTAATTGAAACTCCCTTACCCTGAAGTTTTCCCGGTAGCCCTTCCAGAAGGGAAATTTGTGTTCATCGAGGACGTACATTATGTTTTCACTTCAATCCTTACCACGCCATTCTTTTCTTCTATTTTTAGTATGGTATAATTCTGTTTTACCCATTCTACAAAATTATCCTTTTCAGGATTATTTAATGATATTTCTATGTAAGTCGGCTTTTCGTCACTCAATATCCACTCCGCTTTCTACATATAATATTTCATATACCCTTCTCTTTTCCCAACTAAGGCTTGCATAAAATCACCCCACGCTCTCCATGTGAAACCCAAATCAAAATCATCATCAAATTCAAAATAATAATCATTAATCCATTCTCCGGTTTCCCCAATCAAATTATTATCAATTAAATATTTTTTAATCAATTCAAGCCTTTGTTGGAATGGCTCATTGTAATCATCAACATATTCTTCCCACGTAGGGCTTATGTCCATTCCACCCGACAATATTGTACACTTGCCCTTATGACACCGTTCTATTGAATATTCAAATTCGCCTTTTTTTAATGATACTTTCATTCTATGTCCACTCCTGACTCTACAAATTTTTTTAACGCCGTTTTCATATACTCATCCCATACTTCAAGAAATTTAGCAAGCACAGTTCCCGGTAAATTTAACTTTGTCATCATTTTCTGGGCGTTCTTTTTATAGCCCTCAGTGAGAAAAGTCATTAATTCATGTGCCTGTGTACGTTGTATCTCCTCAAATCTTTCTCTGGATATAGTTTTTCTCTCTTTATCAGCATTTTCAAGCTCTAATTTCCTTATTTGTTTCCTTAACCGGTCAATCTCTAAGTCGTCCTTCTCGCTGCCCAAAGACTTGCTCTTAAGCTCATTTGTACGCCATTTGATGCATTCTATTAAATCATAGTATTTTACACCGTCACTCACACCTTCTGCAAAATAGTAAGGAAAGCCCTTTTTTATCCATTTATTGATAGCTTGCCGCGTTACATCAAATAATACACAAATTTGCTGTTGATTTAACTTTTTGGTGTTTATTTGTAATATTTCGTCTTTTTCAGGCATTTTTTTACTTGCCTTTTGTAATTTTTGTAGCGATTTCTGTGGCACGCTTATTAATATGTTCTGGGCTTTCTGATGGTCGTGTCATTATAATCGCGTGCATAGCTAACATTTTACACAACCCATAGGGTGTTGGTAATTCTAACACTCTCCCACATTTCAAACTAACACGAAATTCATTATTTTCTTCCATCAAACACCTTCCTTCTCACCACGCTCGGAGTGTTGGCCCGTCTGGGCAAATCTCTCTTTGGCCTTTTTTGCCCCCCGCAAGCAACCCAATAAATAGGCCTCCTCAAATAAACCTTCCCAATCTTCGGGATATTTTTTTAGCGCGATTCTATGCCAATGGTTTTCTACTAAATTGTCCCACCAATGTTTAAATATTTCACCATCCTTCATCAAACACCTTCATTTCCACAGGTTAAACATTTTCCCCTGGATGCGTGGTCCGTTGCGATTATATGGACTATTTTAAGCATATTACTCTCCTTTGATAACGAAATCTATTTCACGAACAAAAGGCAGGGGGCTGGCTCGGCAAGAGTTTTGCCCCCACCACAGCCGAAGGGACTATGGGTGCCTGACATTGTTCTAAAATAGAAATCGTTTTATTGAATTGCCGAACCATAATTACAATATAATACATTCCTTAACAAAAATGTGAAAAAAAGTGAAAAACACCCACAAAACAGTATACCACCTATTCACATGCCACTTTATATATAATGTATAAGACATTGATTTATATAGAGAAATGTACACCACTCCTTAGTAAAAATTTCATGAAAAAACTTCGAGACTCAC